AACGGAGCCGAAGTCACCACGTCGATCGCGGCGGTGGATGCCTGGGTAAAAACTGCTATTCGCTTGGGCAAAATACCCAATCACAAGGCTGAGAGCATCACTCCGTTTCTGGCAAAACTTGAGGCATTGAAATACCTGAAATCTACTGGCGATAAAGCGTGGATTGTCACCTTGCGCTAATCAACACCCAGGGCTCCACGGGGTTCTGGCTGGTGGTTCGCCGCCAATGTAAACCTGATTTTTGGAGACAAGCAATGAGCCAGCAAAAAGACCAAAAAAGCAGCGACGACCGTAGTTTTCCCGACGGCCTGACGAGAGAAGAAGTCCTAGAACGTCAGCAAGAACGACTGAAGGGAAAGAAATAGCTCACAAGGAAGCCAACACCCAGGGCTCCACGGAGTTCTGGCTGGTGGTTCGCCGCCGCAATTTACCTGAATGGAAGGAAAATCATGCCAACACAAAAGCCCAAAGATGAAGACTATACCGTGATAGTTCCCACTACGCCGGGGAAACCGATAAGAACGGCTGAGTGGTGGGAAAGGCCGCAGACCGGAAAGAAATAGCTCACAGCTAATCAACACCCAGGGGCTCACGGGTCTCTGGCTGGTGGTTCGCCACTCACTGATAATTCCAGGGAGACACCTATGACCTACCGAAAATTCCCCAAGTACGATGCACGAAAATACGCCTGCGCATTCTTTCCGTTCCTTCAAGCGCGGCATATCCACCACACCAGCTACAAAGGGCCAGAGCGCTTGTACTGGGACATGCTGCCATTGTCGGTGCCTGCCCATTGGCTGATTCATGGCGTGGCAGGGGGTGTGCTCACGATGCCCAAGGCGGTGACTCGCCAGAACTGGATCGCTCGCCGGTTGCCCCTGACCTGGCTCTGGAAGTACCCCAATCCAGTGCAACGGATACTCCATGCATGGTGCAGAATACCGGGGTTCCTGAGGATTGCCGGGATACTGCTGGGGCTGGTGCTTTATATGGCTCCGGGATTGCTAGGGCTGTGACCTGGCTGATTGAAATATAGACGACTGACCCACCCACCCCAACAAAAAGCCCCCCGTAGTGGATACCGGGGGGCTTTGACTATGAGGACATACCACCTACATAGTGTATCTCGTGGTCAGACTGTGACAAATAGCGGCTCCCTACGGGAACCTCATAGGCTCTGCCTTAACCTATAGTGCCACTCACTACCCAACCGTGACACCCTCTTTCACAAATACGCCGTCAATCATCGCCCCATTCCGGCCCTCAATCTTTGCCAAGGCCAGGGCAAGACACTCCGGCCCCGACATTTCCAGCACGATCCGCGCTTCATCTTCGACGCACCGGGCGACGGCCCCGATTTCAGCGGGGATCCTGACGCTGTTTTCTTCCAGACTTTCACCTAATTCCGCCGCGTGTTGATCCACAAATGGCCAATTCTGCACCGCCCCGTTGGGCTGGCGCAGACACGCCTCAAGAGTTACCCCGTGCATCGCCGCCAGGATAGTCAGCGTTACCAGCACATCGCCCATCTCCAGGGCAATGCGGGCAAGGCGGCGATCAAGTACCGCCTCACCTTCGACAATCAGGCCATGATCAGCGAGCAACCGCAACCGGGTGACTTTACTCACAATCAATTTCCGCCGCTCTAATTGGGCCTCCCCAATCTCCTCCAAGGTCTTCCGATACTGGCCCTGGGTAGTGCCCAGCAAGGGTCGGCCATCAGTGTGGGTGATCCGGCGATGGGTGGCCCAGGCCCGGATCTTGGGCTCAAGGTCGGCGTAGGTGGGGAGGGTCATAGGGCTACCGTGATTATTTACTATCATTCCTCTCCAAAAATTCTACTATTGCTTGCTCAATCACCGCCCGCAATGGACGGCCCGACTCTTGGCAGTACACCTGCAACGGCTGGTAGACTGCCCGCGCAATCGCAGTGGGCCGCACGGTATCACCGTCCAGCCCCTCAACCCGCTGCACCCCCTTGGGCCATGGCATAAACTTACCTCGTAGACTCCCCCCAGAATAGCAGAAACCAGCACCCATTGACTAACAATATACAGTTTGTGCAATATACAGGGAATAGGTTGACAATCAATACAGGGTGAGGCTACAGTAGGCATGTTGAGATTCGCAGTTTTTTAGGAGAGTGGATATGTGGGTATATCAAGAGACCGAGCCGTTCCTCTACACCGTGGGGTTTTATTCTCCAGATGGAACATGGCACACTGACAGCGACCACGCTGACCGGGACAAGGCCAGGGAGCGGGTGCATTACCTCAACGGCAACGATTAACACCAGCGCATCGCCGGGAGTAGCGCCCCGGCATTTTGGGAGATATCTATGCCCAACTACGACGACCTAACCCGCGATGAGCTGATTGCAGCCCTGGCCGCCGCCAATGCCCGCGTAGAGGCCATGCGGATTGACCCTACCTATGGTGTACTGACCCGCGTGGCCCTTGACGCGGAGCCACCCCAGCACGGCGCAATCGTGTTCTGGGATGTTGACCACATGCACGATCTAAACGAGCGATGGGGATACGAAGACGTAGACCGTCGCATCCGACTGGTTTGCAAGTCAATCAGAGAACGTGAAGATTGCATCCTGGTGGCCCGGTGGTACTCCGGGGACGAACTTATCTACTGCTGCCCCATTGCCGATGCCGCCGCCGCCGCCGATCGCATTGTTGAGCTATTCAGGGCTCAGGGCATTGGCATTACCGCTGGGGTAGCCGAGATTGGACTCAATGGGTGGAAGGCTGCGGTCAGCGTGGCCTCCGGGCTGGTGCAAGCGGCGAAGAAGGCGGGTGACCGGGGCCGGGTGCATTTTATACTTAAAGCCCCAAAAGTATAATTCTGGAAATGCAAATTGTACTTGAGTAGAACACGCTGAGGCTCACGGCATAGCCACCCACGCCGCCGGGTAAAACACCTGCACCAGGTCAGCGCCCCGCCATACCCTGAGGTTGCCGCTGCTGTTGCGATCGATGCTGTATCCTGGCCAATCCTCAAGGGGCAAAGGCAGGATAGAGGGGTCAGGCGGGGCCAGCCGTAGGCGGTCGAAGACGTAGCTAACAACAGCGCGATCGGTGTTTTCCATGGCGGTGTGGCGGAGAGTATAATTACGATTCTACCGCGAGAGGTCGCCGTGACAAATGCCGTAGTCCGTCGTTTACTTTACTGGATATTCCATTTCACCTTTGCAGTGTTTTGGATGGCCGTAGGTGCTCTGTGGGAATGGTCTCCGCTGGGGACAGCGCTATGGGTTGGGCTAATGGCCTTTATCTGCGACATGCCAATCTACTCTTTGGCCAAAGCCATGGCTGGGCGGTGACACTCGTGACAAACCCGTGGTAGAATCGGGGTAGCTTATCGGTTGGTTGGTTGTGTGCTCCCTTGCGCGAATCTCCTAGGCCCCCAGCACCATTGCAGGCTCCATGCCTCGTGTGCTGGGGGTTTTGTTTTGGGCCTACAACAATCCCTTCCGCTGAAACCATTCTAAAATCTGCCGCACCTTATAGCCTCGCTTCAGTAGCGCCTCCATCACCTGTTCGTCGGTGAGTAGATAGGCAACCCTAGTGATTGCGCTCCAATTTATTGTCCCCGCCGAAGCGTATGCCGTTGTGTTGGCAAGATCGATGATGTTGAAATAACTAATATTTGATATATCACTGGATAGCGGGGAAAGCTGGAATGCCTTCCAGTTGCCGACACTGCTTTGGAATACTACAACCCAGCCCTTACTCCCAAGCGTCCCGCCACTACTACCACGGCCCCACTCGATTGCGAAAACTTTATTACTCAAATTAGTTGAAGTTACAGCGTGGGATGCTCCCGTCCAACGGCCTGCGGAATCTATAGCCGATCCATCGGTTGTTACAGCAGTCATACTGCCCCATCTATCAACGCCTAGGGGCGAATCCACGATTGTTAGCGTAAGGTCAATAGTGGAAACCCCATCAACCACCGATGCGCTAATACTTGATAAGGGATCCCAAGTTATACCATCATGCCTTGTGAATGCTGCTGTTGCAGCAGCAGCGGCAGGTGTCCCACCGTACCGCTTAAAAATCGAATAAGTTGTGGTACACCTAGGCGCTAATTGGGCAGTACTTGGGGCGACATCTGAAATGCCAATTACTAGAGCGGTTCCACCCTCAGAGGCAACCGCTGAAAGTGCCCTGACGACTTGGCTTGTACCGGCTGTTATCTGGTTCCTGTAACCAACGATTTGGCACGCACCTAAAGATACTGTCTTACCTAGTTCGGTAAGGTGATCGGGGTTCTCAGGGATTAACTGAAATGCGCCGTCAAAGCCCCAAGCATAAATCAGTAAAACATTTGGTTCGGTCGTTGTTACTGTACCAGAATCCAAAAAAGCTGTGGTTGAGTTAGCGCTATCCGTAACGTTACTTACGTGGATTGGCGTTGTAGTATTTGCGGATCTAACAACCACAATGGTAACGTTCCAATCATCACTAGCCCCTGTAGCTGAGAAATCAGCCTCAGCACTACTAGCCGCCAGTTTCCGAAATGCTGTAGTTCTCTGCCCCTGGGCTGCTGCCTGAGTACCAATTTGAGTCCACCCGGTTGCCGCAATCGTTGTACCACCACCATCCTGAGTGACAATAGCCAGCAGAATATCATTGGCCTGATGCCCTACTGGAATGGGTTGAGTGTAGGAAGCTGATGCTGCTTCCGAAACAGTAGATTCAGAGAGAATTGGATACGCCATCTACCGCGCCCCCAACCATTGCACCGCCCGATCGCACCAGGCCAGTGCCCGCGCTACCGCCAGCGCTAGGTGCCACCGCCAGCCAGTGAGGGGGCGGAGTCGGGCTTCTTCGTCGGGGGTGGGTGGGCCTGGGGTATAGCTCATGTCCCTAGGCTAGGGTGGCCCAGCCCATAGCCTAAGAAATTCGGCTCTTTTGGCAGGCAGATTTAGCAAATAATCAGCGCATGTCAGGGGTGGTGAGCCTGGGGTGTAGCTCATGGCATTACCGCGCTATCCCCATGCTCTAGCCCATGGTAAATTTATTGAAAGAATGGTATGGAGCGAGTATGGACGTTAACCTAGCCATCTATGGCGGTGCAGTCTGCACGGGAGCCCTGGCGGCAGTGACCGCGCAATGGGTCTACAACGAATGGTTGTGGCGGCTCGATCGCAGTACAGTGACGACGCCCAGCATCAAAGACCCATCGGCCCAGGTGGCTGCGCTCAATGCCTTGCTGTCGATAATCCGAGATGAGGATGCGCGGGAGGCTGGGCCTGTGCGTCAACCACCGATGCCCTATCCAGAACTGGATGAGTGGGGAGTGATGCAGGACTATGAGGGGGATGAGGTGGTTAGCTAGGGTAGGTAGGTGATGCCCTCGATGGTGCGATCAGGTCGTAGTGAATAGCCGCCTTGCAAGGGTGGGTAGCGGCGTAGATGTAAGGTGGCCCGCTCTGTTTTTGGGTAACATTGCCCCCCATTATTCGATTCTCAGGCCAGGGCATAGGAGCAAATCCCAGATTGCTTAACGCCCATCCAATCACATAATCTTCTGCTGGCACCTCGCACCCTGCCAAGTCTGGCCTATAGATAGGGGCTTGATTCACTATGGCATCCTCTTCTAGCAGCTTGCTATTCATCAGAGCTTCGAGCACCTCGCGGCTATACCCGGCGCAGGCTCCCACCACAACGGGCAATCCCTGGAACGGATCGACAAAACTTTTATTGCACTGCCCGAACCAATCAGCATCTGGGATTTGCTCAAAGGGTTTCCATACAAAAGTATCAGGGTCTAGGCCGATAAATAAATCTGCATCCTGTTGCAAGCACAGCCGAAAATTTCTAGCTATGAATTGACCTAGCGATCCCTGCCTCTTTAACCGATCCCCCTCATAAACGACGGTGTCTGCTGATGGAGTTAAGGTGCTTGGCCCGTCAGTTATGGCTAGTGCTCTGTATCCGGGGTAATGCCTATCTAGCTGAGACATAAGCCGCAAAGCTAATGGCTCATCCCTATAAACATTGAAAAAAAAGCAAAGTTTCATAGGTCACCAAATGCGGGCAATAGATTATATCCTAGCGCTGCAAAATAGATGTTCAAATAGTCCCTCATAACGGTGTATGAATATTCAACAGTAAATAAGTTCCTAGCGATTAATACTTCGTAGTCAAGCATTTGTGTCTCTAGCTCCGACTGGAAGCTATCAAGTCGGGGCTCTGGGTATCCCCCTGCGGTCGGGTCAAGAAAAACATATTCCAAGTGGGTATCGATAGGCGCTGTTAAATTAATAAAAAATTCTTGCGTCTCGACAGGGCTGCTGCCTCCGCTGCCGGGGTCTGCTGAGATGATTTGAGGAACGAACAACTTTGCGCCTAATATGCTTTTTGTGCCAGCAGATAAAAAGGATTGAAAATTAATAAAATCTGAATTGTAAAAAACATTGCTATTCACTCCAGAATCACCACGATGATAATTAGGATCAGCTTCATCCTGAAAGTTCAAAATAACTACTTTATTCCCAGCGGCTTGTAAAGAAAAATCCCGATACCATCTAAGATACCTTTCGTCGTCTTCTTCTGTTTTGGTAACGATAAATTCATCTACCTGTTCAGAAGATGTAAATGTACCGATATTTGTTAACTCCGTTTTGATTAAACCAAGGGCCGTAAACAAGCTAGGCACTTGATCAGGGCTTAACGAACCGGAATCATCCACAATTAAAACGACCGAAAACGGTAACGGACTGCCCCCATACCAAATAAAACTCCCTAGCCCCATCACCCACCCCTGACCACGACAGTGGCGTAATAGATCCCCGTCCCTACGGCATCGACTCGGACTCCTACAAAGTCAGCAGGCTCAATCACCGTCACCCCGAGAGTCACAGCATTACCATTCACTAACAGCGTCCCGGTGCCCGCCGTCGCACTGCCCCCCGTCTCTGTGCGGTTTGAGACGGTGAAGCTCACGACCACATACTGAGCTTCGGCCCGAGGGATGATGCCGTAAACATTGTTGACCACTGGATCCGGTATCCCGATCGCCCGTTCGGTGGTCTCCGCTGCAATATCAGGCAACCGCCCTTGTATCGGTGGCACAGACGCGATAGTGATAATGCCGATGGGGTTACCGGGGATAAACGCAACCGCCGCATCCAGCCGAGGTTGAGAATCCCCAATCACCCGGCCCTGCGCTCGTCGGCCCTGGGGGTCTTCCACGTTGCCGACCTGGCCCTCTTGCCCCTTGACCCAGCCCTTCCAATACCAAACTGCACCCTCGGGCTTTAGCGGGGCGATACGTTGGGCGGCGGCGGTATTGTACTGGCTAGGGGAGGGCATGGCTAGGCGGCAGGGTCATCGGCGGCATAGAGCGGATAGTTGAGCTGCCCGGTAGCGCTGGCAGCAACGATGGTCTGGGTGCTATCAAACCTAAAGAACTGGGCCACGGTGCCTGTGGTGTTCCCCGGCGTGGCACTGCCCCCCCTGATGATGGCACAGCCGCTATAGGTGATGTTGGCCCCATTGGTATTGTCGAGCAGAATAGGCACCGTCAGGACGGCATAGTGCGATCGAGTAGCCAGGGCCGCGTCTGGCTCTACCAGGATAGAGGGGCTGGCCATGTTGATGGTGGGCCGGTTGCTGGTACTGCCTGCGGTGGTAGGGTAGGCCGCGATTTCGTAGCGCTCTAGGTTTGCCACGTTGAGGAATAGGTTGTACTGGCTCCCGGTGATGATTGCGCCGGGGGTGACTTCGACGGCAGTATGGGTGCCACTACCCTGGGTGGTAAGGTCGATCGCACTACCGATCGCCCCCGCTGTGGTCAGGGTCGCTACGGTGATCTGAGTAGTGCTCGCCACTGAGGCCACATAGTAGGCGGTCTCTGCAACCAAGGGGGCCGGGAGTACCCCGGTGGTTTCAAACCGGAGACAGGTGCCCACGGCATAGTCACTGCTGGGCACCGTGACTACATTGGTGCTGGTGTTGACGTCCGTTGTGGCAAAGGTGCGGATGGCCCCGGTTGCGGCCATGTTCATCAACATCAGGTGGAAGCTATCGCCATTGCTTTTGTAGAGCAGGTTGAGGTGACGGGTTAGCTCGGATAGGGGTGTGATTGAGGCCATGGGTTACGCCCTCCTTATGATTTCTGCGGTGGCGATCGGGTTAAACTTTGCGTGGGTAAGCAAGTCCTGATGCAGGTCGAACCGATCCGCCAGAATCCACAGGACGGCCTGACGCCATGGTTTTGATAAACACAGCCGTTAACGGGTTGTTTAAGGCGGCTTGAATATCCCCAATGTCTGTAACCGTCTCAAAAAATACCTGCGGACGAGCATCCATCAACTGCGTTGAGAATGTCCCCGCTGGCGTAGAAATGTTGGGATTGCTTGCTGCTGAGATCCAAGTCATTATGTTGTCTCCACTACCCAGTCGTTTTGTGAAATACCAAAGAACTGCCTACTGTTGGCGGCATAGGAAGTACCAAACCCAAAAGCCGTTGCTGATGCCATCCACAATTTTGGATGCGCTGGATAGACCAATCTACCACTAGCGTCTGTGCCTCCTGAATAAGTGCCAGCAGCAATAAAAGCTAGCTTACACAAATGGCCCGAAATTGGAGTAGCTTGAATACTTGTTATAGCCTGCAAAGATCCAAGTTGAACATTTTGCACAATTCCGTATCTTCCCCCTCCGTCATCGCCCTCAACGGCCCAGTTGCCGTTAGTATCCTTGAAGATGGCTATAACATCTCTATACGCGGCGTTGTTTGCCATGTTCCAGCCAAGAATAAAAAATTCCTGACCTGAATCAGCCGAAGATGCAATTATAAACTCGGCCTGACCCCCTGAAATATACCACCCAATAGTAATATCCGAAGAAACAACGCTAGCGATTGCGCCGTATCCATCATTTGTTGTATTGTCCGTCCAGCCAGATATCGGGAAAAGTTCAGCCCTTGCTCCAGACGTAGTATTTCCAGAAGCAATGGTGCTTGCAAAATGCAGCATGAAACCGGGTTGTGTTCCGTCAGTAAAACGGATAACCCACCCTACCCTAGTTCCTATTGAGTCAAGCGGATCCCGTAGAACGGTCACTTGCTTAGATGCATTGACACCATTAGCGTTGACAGCAGCAACCCAGGTGTCTAGCTTACTATTGATCTGCAACGGAGCATTAGCAGCATTCGTTGACTTCCAGTCGTATGTCCCTGATGCGAAGTTTTGGTATTCTACTGATACAGGCATTAGTTAAACCTCACTCCATTTATGGTTAAAATTATTGTCTGGGTACTAGCGTCCGTATTTTTTAGCCTAAAGAAAACATTAGCAGTAGCCCAATAATTTACAGTAGGCGTTAGTGATATTGTAGATGCCCCGGTGAATATTACATCTGCTAAAACACCACTTCCGGTCGCGGGATCTGTTGTGATGATTCGAGACGCATCGGCAGTTCTGGCAGCATCGCTAATGTAGGCCGTCAACCATGCTTGTTTATCTGATTGAATTGTAGTAAATACTCCCGTTCGACCTAGATTTATATCAAAATTGCTATTGCCCCCAGCAACTAAAGACGTGGCTGTGTGCTGATTGCTAAAAGTCTGATCGTCTAGCCTAAATTCTGACCCAGTTTCGCCTAGGCCATATATACCCCCGTCAGTTTTGGCATATAAAACTGTATTCCCAGCACTGGGGGCGCTAGGCGTTGCAACCTGGGTAAGCGTCAGTCCAGAAGCAGAAGATACTGAGCCCGTCGCCCCTGTTGCGCCCGTCGCGCCCCTCACTGCAAACGTCAGCGACACATTCCCGCTCAATGTGCCAGCGCTGGCGATATGCGTCACGTATAGCGTCCGATCGCTACCGTTGTCCACCTGGCTGTTCATCGTGAAATAGGCGTAAGCCGCAGAGTCGTTGTCGTCCAGAACCAGTAGGGGAGACCCATCAGCGATCGCCGCTAGCAGTGCCGAAACACTTACAGAATTGCGATCGGTCTCATGGGCATAAAGTTCTGTAATGCTGGAGTATGTGCCGTTGTTGCCCCGCAGTTGTCCCGATGATGGGGGGCTGGTGGTCGTAGCACTCCATGTGAATCGCAGACCAAATCCAGAGACCCCGTCAACACCAGGGACACCCCTGATCGACGGGGTGAGCAACAAATTCTCCGGGTCAGCAAAGGTTCCTGTGTGGGAAAGGTAGGTGACCGGGATAGTGCGATCGCTGCCATTGTCAGTGATGGCCCCGTTCACCTGGAAGAAAGCATATTCGTTGGCCGTATCTCGGCTCCTGAAGAATAAGATCGAGCCATTCTCAATCTCTTCTAATACAGACGAAATGTTTACACTGTTCGCGTCTGTTTCAGAGACAAAGAAGTTCGTTACAGAAGATATAGTGGCACTGTTCAGCCGGATTTCTCCAGCCCCGGCCCCGGCTGTAGTTCCACTGTCATAGGCAAGGAATAACCCAAAGCCGTCAACGCCATCTGCGCCGGTCGGCCCGGTTGCCCCGGTCGGCCCCGTAGCGCCAGTCGGCCCCGTAGCGCCAGTCGGCCCCGTTGGCCCTGCCGCCCCCGTTGCACCCGTTGCACCCGTCGGCCCCGTTGGCCCCGTTGGCCCTGCCGCCCCCGTTGCCCCTGTTGCCCCCCGATCGCCTGCCAGGCTGAGGTTCCAACTAGCAAACGTTCCACTGCCTCCGGCTACATCCGAGGTAAATACCAGCGTCGTGGATGAATAACTGGTAACAACGCCTTCCATGTAGTTAGCAGGGCTGGCACTACTGGCAAGCCTTACCCGGCTACCCACGACGTACGCTAAACCAGACTGAGTGCTGACGGTGATTGATCCACTAGAGGCGATCGTGCGAGACGTCGTCGAAGTGCCCTTGTATCCAGGGACTAAGTTTTGAGCCGTCACAAAATGGTCAAGGCTAGATCCAGCTCTCTGCACTAGAAAACGATCTGTTGAATTTAGCGTCGTTATTTCGTCGGTAAAACTGCTCAGTTTTTTGTTAGGCATCGCTTTCCAGTATCAATAAATCGCCGGACTCTATTAAGAAACTGCCTTCAGATTCTAAGTCTAAAACATCTACAAGTTGCTGTTCAAAAGATGGTATCCCGCCCATCAACATCCCCCCCAGCACCCTAGGCACAAATTGATAATGGGGCGGGGCCAGGGGCACCGCCGCTACCGTCACCAAAAACGAATCAGTGGAGGTTGCCGGGGTCGGACTAGCGCTATCCTGAACGCCCCAGACCAAGGCCGTAGCCGTCTGTAGCGTCGTCGGGGTGCCTGTGATTAACCCAGTGCTGGCGTTCAGGCTAAGCCCAGCCGGGAGCCCTGAGGCAATGCTGTAGATGTAGGGCGGTGTGCCCCCGCTGGCGATTAGCTGGATTGAGACAGGCAGGCCAGTGATGAGGGATGAGGTCATACCAAATCCCCCATCGGCCCAGCTTGCAGACCGCCGGTTGTGTTAATGGGCCGTTTGGGCACCGTCACCGCAGACCCTAGCCTGCCAGCCTCCCGCCCGGTGTAGCCGAAGACTATGCGCCGGGGGGCGAACTCTAGGTACTCGGCATCACGGATCAAGGCCCGATCGCCGACGTGCTCCATCCTGGCTGGGGTCAAAGATTCGCCCGACACTACGGCCCTCTCCACATCAAACGAGAGCTGCCCAGTCTGCTTCAGGGCCAGTATCATCCGGGCGATCGCTGTCGCGTGTTGCCCGTCGGTGCCCCAGGCCCGTTGTATTGTCACACTGCGGCGTTTGCCGAGGTTGCTGGTTACAGCCTCATCCCGGCTCCTCACGTCGAGGGCGATGGGTTCTTTGGCAGGGCGAATGCTGGGGGGCTTCGGCGCGGCGTCAATGGTTCTGGCAACGGGTTTTTGGTTAGGGTCACGGACTAGGCCAGTATCGTCACTCTTGCCAGTAATGGCCATCTCTGCGATCGAGTAGCCTACAATCTGCTGATACCGCCCGTCGGGCTTATAGGTGTTGCGCTCTAGCTCACGGCTGAGCAACCGCACCGCTGTCACACTGGTTTCGACTTGGCCTGGTTCATCCGTCAGAGATAAGCTGACCAACGTCCCGTAGGTATCCAGCACCCGTTCAATCGGTACGCCCCTGGTGTCGTAGACAAACCGCTCCCGAGTGCCCTGCCCGCCGACCAGTGTAGTATCTCCGTAGTACGTTGAGGTTTTGGAGAACCGGGTTTTTGGCACCCCGTTGTCTATTTCAATCCCACGGGATACTGCCATCACATCATTATTCGTCAGAGGCAGTCCCAGGCCATTGAAGGTTCGGGAAATCGTACCCTGACAGACCGTTACAAAAGCCGTGTTATTGGCTTGAGTTGCCGGGAATAGCCAAAATTGTCGAGCCCTAATTCTGTAGTCTTGACTCCATGATGTGCTCCCATCCCTGGGCTCATCTTCAATCCGCTCACAGACTAGAATGTCTGCCCCCGTCCCCGGCGATGGCGCGGCGGCTAGGGCGGTGGTCATAGGGTAAGTCTGCATGTCCTCCTCGTCTCCGCCGTCCTCTGTTGGCCGAGCGATGGTCGTTGAGAACACGGTCGCCGTCACCGACTCTACTGCCTCGTCCAGGGGCTGCACAGAGGGCTCAATCTGGGCTAATTGCTCCAAGGCCCACCGGCATGCAAGGGTCGCTTCGTCGGGGAGTGTCGGGTACTTCTGCACCTTGATGATTTCGTTGGCTGGGTCGCAGTAGAGCAGGTAACCTCGGGCAGCGGCAATGCTGGCGGCGTTGATGTAGGGGTTGCTGCCACGCTTTTGAGCCGCGATGAACCCATCAGGGCGAAGACTGCCGCCGTAGAATGTCGCGGTCAAGTCGGTGCTCACCCCCGAGAAGTCAATGTCTGCATCAACCAGGTAGGCTACGTTGCTGGCATCTTTGGGGGCCGTGAGTTCTGATTTTATCTGGTCAGTCCAGACTGAAAAACTGACGCTAATTAAGGTGGAGGTTCGAGTATTGGTTCGGCTCCGGGTAGTGCTGATCCGTCGCGTCGGCTGGGCTGGGAAGTCCCGATTCACCATGCCCAACTTGCAGGTCACCTCGATCTCAGTCTGCGCTGCGGCCAGGGCCGAATCCCATTGACTCACTACGGCCTTGGCTACCCGCCAATACCAGGTATTCCCATTGGCCTGCACCTCGATCTGATTGCCGGGGTTAAAGTCTGCGTTGGTGGTGGGGTCGAGGTCAACCGGGGTAAGGCCATCGATGGCCAGCGTAAAGCCACCCTGCCAGAGTTTACCAAGGGGGTTATCGCTGTCGATGAGGGTTGACTCGATGCGGCCCTGGGTTAGGTAGGCAGTGTAGTCTGTGCCGTCGATGAGGACGGTAACGTCAGCGGTGAGATCGACAAAGCCTTTCCATACCATGGGCCTATTCTACCCTGGGTATCCGGCTATGCAGCGGGCATAGCTCACGGTACTTTCATGGGCTGTAGTGCTAACTTCTTAGCGCCTGTGCAGGGTGTGCAGGCCATGCAGGCCTCCGTTCAAATTATTTGGCTGTGTGTGCGGCGGAATTTTTTAGGAAACACACAGCACTTTCACGCTAGAAAACAGGGGTGTTTGCCCTGCATGGCCTGCACAGTGCTAATAAGTTAGCGCCCCTGGTAGATGGCGAATCTACCAGGGGCGCTAATCCATCATTGAATCCCCGGCCTAACCGCTGGGGCAACTACCGAGGAATCCTTGGTAGTTGCCCCAGCGGTTAGGCCAGCCTCTTACGGTCATGGCGTGGCTTCACTGATTACCTTTAATTGCTCTATGGGCCAGTGGGCTGTATGCGTGGCAGGCGGCGGCGGTTGCAGCCTAGACCATTGGCATTCGTAGGGGGTGCCCTCATTGTGAGTGCTGATCTCAATCACGGTGTAGGTGCGATCGCTTCCTTTCAGTTGCACGGTATCACCGGGGTTTATTCGTGGCATGACTCATGGGAGTATCATGGCGGTAGCCCATCGCGGCGTTGACGCGCCCATGGGCAGTACCCTAACCGAGTAGGCACTAGATCATTATGGGCATTTATTTTGTCTCAAATGGCGAGTTCGTCAAGATTGGCTACACCAGCCGCAGCGCAGAATCAAGGATAAGAGCGCTTCAGACCGGGAATCATACTCCATTGCAACTACTAGCGTTTAATGACCAATGGGGCAAAGACAAGGAAACTGAGCTTCATTCAAAGTTTGCTAAATTCCGGCAAGGTGGGGAATGGTTCGCCCTGGCCGATGAACTAAGATTTTTTATTGAATCTATCAATCCTAAAGCGTTTGGAAAGACCAGAGCTAAGAGCATGAGGGCTAATCAATTGGCTATGCCATCAACCCCAGAAGCTAACGACAACTCAACCGAAGCTTGCTTTAATTGGTACAGAAGATTGTGGGATGAGTGCAACTCAGCCAAATTATTTAGAATATTGCACTGTAATGAAAAGTTTCTTGATGATGCAAAAGAACAACAAAAATGGATTAATGATGCTATTGAATTAGGGTATGACGAGATAAGATGGCGGATCCCAGGTGAATCTGACGTTTATCCTGAGATGTACTTAGAAACCAATGGGATAGCGTTTCTGTTAATAGACGCATTAGCCAGCATCCACGGCATTAATATGTCAAAACATCGGTATGCTAGCAGCGCAGAACTCTATCCATTGTTTAGACGCTATTTTGAAGCGACATTTTACAATGATAGGAATTGGAAAGCCTACTCAAAATATGTTAAAGAATGTAGAGGAGAGGAGTCTGTTAACCAACGCTCAGATACATTCTGGTGTTTTGTTGACTGCGTAGTAGCTTGGTCATGGCTTAATAATGATCAACCCATTGTTAATTTGCAAGGGTTTTCTGACAAGGTTAAATTCTTTTGTGCAATTATGCCTACTCCGTACAGGGTAAAGCACATTGTAGAAAAAGACGTTGGGTTCTATTGCCATAGGGATGACTCAATCGCAGGCTTTATGAAATTTTGTGACTTTTATGGCTTTGAGCCGATTTACGACTCAGAAGAAAGAACTGTGTCTATCAAGCAACAAAAGGATGCAGCATGAAACCTAGCCGATGGGCCTTGTATGCCGAAAGCTCAGACATATTCTGGAAAGCTTGCATCCGTGGGCAATCTGCCTACTACGAATGGCTCCTAACTCCCATCTGGAATATCCCACGGCGGCTATACCTGCGATCGGTGTGCCGCCGTTGTCAGGTCATTGCGGATAGAATATCGCCATCACATATCACTGACCCCATCGCCACTTCATGCCGCAGGGCCTATCGTTGATGCTACAGAACTCTATGGGCTGTAGCTTTGCCCCCTGCCACGCCTGCCAGCCCATCACCGACGCGATCGCCACCAATGCCGCTACCCCAACCACAGCCGCTACTTTGTAAAACATAATGGATATCTCTAAAATTACTGCCCAGGCTACCCGCTACCGGGCCAGCATCGGGGCTAACTACCGGGCGGTGCGGTACAACGGCACCCAACTTAACGTTAACCCAACGATTGATCATATGGGGCTAGACGTAGCCTTCCTCGCCACCGATGCAGTTCGCAACTCGATTGAGAAGTGGAAGTGCTACTTGTCCAAAGAAATCTTAGCCGAGTCCAAGATCCCCGCTACTGCCCTGGCTGACTACGACTTTGGAGCCTGGGAGATTTTTGAGGATGGAGCCTGGCTCAAAGTATTCATCCAGGATGTACCCAAGCAACAAACCGGGCGATGGGAGCTCACCTTTGCCCGTGGCCTGGTCGAGGTGACAATGACCGTAACCTACCGAGTGGGCTCTGGCACCTTTACGACAGACCCTGCCACAGGCAACCCCATCGAGGCCAGCACCGCCGCTACCTATTACGCCGTGGTATCCCAGGGCAGGGGCAGGGCTGCCGCCGTGGAGGTCGCAGGGCTACCAGCGGGGCGGCTATTCCTCGAAGGCCATTTCAGCACCGCTACCGGGGAACCAGCGTTGATGCCCGCTAACCTACAAATCCAAAAGCCCTGGCCTGCTGTGCTAGCGGTCGGCAATGGCCTAGAGGTCGAGGGTACATTCTCCGCAGCCCTGTCCGGGGCCAGCCCCTGGAATGCTACCGAACTAGGGCGCGGTGGTAAGCTGCAAGGGAACTTTATTAGCGCTGGGAGTGGCCGGTAATGGATGCCGAAATAAATAAGTTAGTCGAAGCTGGCGACGTTGAAGCCATTGAAGCGATCGCCGAAACCCATTATGCAAACGAAGCGATCGCCGCTAAATTCCGCGAAGTAGAAATGCTAGAGCCTGAGTTTACCCCGGCTGAAATCTCGGTAAATTCTCAGGGGTGGAAGTATTTTGTCGGGCTTACCCCTGGCCAATGTGTCTCCGTCGAGGGGGCTACCTACCAGGGCATCCCGATCGTCATTGATAGGGCTCAGATTGAGCCTGTGGTGATTGTGCCTTAGAGCGTCACCTGATCCCCCATTACCAGTAGATAGAGTTGCTGAAAACTGAGCCCCAATGCAGCCCGCCGCGCTTCGAACCGTCGGCGGGTTTCTGCTATGGTCAGCCCTGTCTTTTCAGCCAGGGGTGCAAAGGTACTCCCGTCAAATTCTTCGGCCCACAGGCAAAACAACTGCGCCGGTGGAATCTGCCAATCATGGGCCAGGGCGATGAGGTCATCGACGGCCCATGCGACTAGCCCCGATTCTCGCTTTGAATATTGGTGCAGGGTCAGGGCTGTTTGGGCTCGGTACGCGGCATCGACTGTTGGGTAGCCGAGCGATCGCCGGACTTCCCTAAACGCTGCCACCATCCGCCGCCGATTATTTGCCAAATCTGCCTGCCAAAAGAGCGTAATCCCCGCCCCTATAGTAGCCCAGCCCATAGTCTAGGGGCATGGCTACACTCCGATGGAATCCCCCTAAACTCACCGCCGCCACTGCCGTCTATACCTGGGGAGTGCCCTATGCTGCGGCCCAGCATGAGGGGGCAACCCTACGCAATGGTGGCACTATCCCGCCCCGTCCCTGGACTGAGTACCCGTTAGAGAATGGTCTGAAACTCGATGAGGATTTGGCCAACAACTATCGACGTTCTCAAAACCTAGGTACAGCGTTCAAGGCTACGGCCACCACCTACAACCGGGCCATGCAGGAAGCGATCGCGGCTTCGGTGTGGAACTGGCCCAGGCGTACTGTGCGGCGGTCGGGGGAGGTCGCTGGGTCACCGCGCAACATCGTGGATACAGGCGACTTGCTCAATTCCCAAAAACTGAGTTTTGAGCGATGACCAAGTTTGCCACCGTCTCAGACCTACGCGGTTCTTTGGCTACCTTGCTCAATGCTGAGCTAGGCACCTTTGAGAATGGGATCAAGCGCATCTGGGTACGGCCCCCTGACCCACCAGCGGGGGCGGCTGAGGGGCTAGAGTGCATCATCCAGCGCATCCCCGCAGGTGCTGTCCGGGGTAGCAGTGGGGGGCAGCGAAAAGACCTCCGGCGCTGGGTGGTGACCCTCACCAACTACGCCGAGGATGGGGCCATGGCCACCGCCACTGACAAGATCAAAGCCACCTATACCCTAGCCACGGCCCCCCGCTATGTGCCCCCCACTGACAAAAACTACGAAAGCATAAGCTTCCAAATTTTCGATCCCACCCTCATTAATCCTTAGGAGTCAACCATGGGTTTCCCCACTGCGCTATCTGCCTCAACTAATCCCCGGGTCTACGTTGCCCGCATCCCAACCGGCAACAGCCTGCCGACCTTGTACGGCTTCGCCAGCACCGATGCTGAAGCGGCGGGTAGCACCACTATCACCCTCGACCTAACCACCGTTGACGGCGGCGCCGCATCGGGCACCGTTGAACTAGAACACGATCAACCCATCCTATTCCCCGCCGACGCTGTAGCGAACCCCGTACTCGTCAAGGGTGCTGGCACCTTAGGCAGCCACACGATCATTGTGGATAACGGTACTGCACTGCCCACCAATAGCGTAGCCGTCGGAGACTACATCACCTTCGCTGGCGATGCCCAGCTATACCGCATCACAGCCCGTACCGCCGCCTCTACTGATTACACCATCCGGGTATTCCCTGCCCTCAAGTCTGCTCCCGCCGACAATGCCGTAGTGACGGTCTACAACCTGCTACGCCTCAACCTGGCCTCCGGCGTCCAGTTCGTGACCATCACCACCGCTGGCGTATCGGTGCCTGTGACCGGCTGTACCTACAGCATGGCTGCCACTGCCGCCTCGCTAGCCACCCCTGCCTACAAGCAACTCCTGGGCATCGAGTCGTCTAGCCCAACCACTTCAGTCGAAACCGCTGACGTAACCACCAACACCCTAGTCACGACCCTACGAGGCACCGTCGGCTTTGAGCTGGCCGTGGAGGGCATCGGTATCCCTGGCGATGCAGCCTTCCGTGAGATTATCCAGCCATTCCTGCTAGACAAAGATCGGGCCGCTGAGTCCCTCTACACCCGCTATGAATCTTCAAGCGGCGCAAAGGTCTACCAAGGGCCAGGCTCATTGACCGAGGCCGACGCCGGGGAAACCGTCAACGAAGCCGACACCTACTCGGTCACCATGTCAATCTCAATAGGTTCTGACTTTGGTTACTGGATCCGTTAAGTACCTCAGCTCTAGCCGCCTACACTGCATCGACTGTCAGGTCGTGGGTGGGCGGCTAGAGGCTGGCTGGGTCTACAGCGATGGCTATTTGATGCCCGTCGAAACCCTGACCGATGGCCATGGCTTTGAGGTAAGGGTCGCCATCCCTGAAGACATCCAAGCCCTACAGCAACCCTCTACTTTCTCATTCGCTAACGAACCCGTGGAGTTCTATCTTGCCCATGAAAGCACTTGATTTAGTGGCTGCTCTGCCCAAACTGGGGGGCTTTAATCGCCTAGAGAAGGAAGAATATTACCGCCTATTCCTGCAATCCAGTGAAGATACCGTGGCCCTGCTGACCATCGCCGCCGAGATTGCTGCCGACAAGGGCTGGAGTCAGGAAGAAGCAATCACCCGGCTCCAAAATATGGAGACTGGCAACCCTGAAGATTTATTGGCCCTATCCGACCATCTCCCCCGCATCCTGGAATTTGACCAAGCTAAGAAGCGGGCCAAAATCATGGAAGGGTTTGCCCTCGCCCAACTCATACTCATTTCGCGTTTGCCCGTGGCCTGGATTCGGGGCCAGTCTAAAGTCCTCGCCGCCTACGGCATAGAGATTGACTGCGATGCCCTAGGCGAGATTCCCCGCCGCGATTGGCTATCCAGTGACGTGCGCCGGGGGGCGATCGCCCAAATCGTTGACCTACTGCCCGAGCAATTTATCCGGCCCCTCGAAGACTTTGCCATTGCAGAATTGAACGAAGGCCGCACCGACTATGTTTCAGCAGAGGATAGGGACGAAACCCCTTTAGTCGTGCCCAGCGAATCCTTAGCGAATGCCGCACCGCCTTCGAAAGAGAGCGTGAGTTCTGGGATAAATGCTACTTCCGAATCCAGAGCGCTGGTGTTCAAGACCCCTGTTACCACTGGCAAGAAATCGGCCTAACCCCTATCTGGCGAGTTCGGCAAATGGTATCGACGCTGATTGAGCAAGACGAACTCAAGGCCAGGGCTAGCAGCTATGCGATCGCCCGCTTTGCCCTGACTCAAATCAGCCGCAAGGGCACCAAAATATCCATCGAAGACTTCATGCCCTACGCCGATCCCAACGCCGCGCAGAAGCAGGGTGAGGGTATCCCGGCCAAGACCGTGGCGATCATGCGGCAATTGGTCAAGGGGCGAGCGTTACCAGCTCGGGTGGAGGCAGCAGCAATACGGGCATTAGGGGGAATGGGCGATGGCTGATTTAGGTGAACTCGTACTCAGGCTTAGGGTTGACAGTAGTCAGTACACCCGCGACCTACTCAGGGCCAGGGCCCAGGCTGCTGCGCTCAAAGATATCCGGGTTGGCCTCCGGCTTGACAATAGCCAGTACACCCGTGACTTACTCAAAGCCAGGACACAGGCTCAGTCGCTGAAAGATATCCGGGTTGGTCTACAGCTTGACAGTAGCCAATACACCCGCGACCTACTCAGTGCCAGAGCCCAGGCTGAAGCGCTCAAAGATATCCGGGTTAATCTCCGGGCTGAGGGCCTCGGGGGCGTTGATGCTGGCCTACAGAGAGTCGGAGCCGGTACCCGTGATGTGAGAACATCGTTTTCTGTCTTGCAGGGGGCCATCCAGGGCGCAGCCCAGGCCATCACCCAAAGCCTGATTCAGATCGGCGGGTCATTGCTAAAGCTCCCTCTCAATATTGTGGGTGGGTCGCTTAATAGCTTTGCGGGATTAGAGACAGAGCTAGTAAAATTAGGCGCATTGTCCACCCTGGGCCGAGAGGGCATACAACCCATAGCCGATGAAATCCAGAGGCTTGGCCAAGTTTCTACGAAAACGCAGGTAGAAGTCGCCCAGGCCGCAAATACTTTGTCTACGCTAGGCGTATCGCCTGATGAGATTCAAAAACGATTGCCTGGTATAGTTGCGCTCTCAGAAGCAACTGGAGCCGGTTTAGTTGAAGCGGCTAAGCTTAGTACATCCGCAGCTACCATTTTTGGGTTTTCATCTGATGAAATCGCAGATCGATTAGCATCTTTAGCGATTGACAGCGCTGCGGATGTTGGAGACGTTCAACAGCTTTTACAACAAACTAGCGGTATCTTTAATCAGTTAGGAGATTCAGCAGATCCGGACGAACTATTAGCTTTTTTTGCTACACTCCGCGATGCAGACATAAGCGCAGACGTGGGGGCTACAGGTTTAGCGTCAGTAATTGAAACATTAGTAGACCCCAAAAAAGCTGACGAATTAAAAGAGCTAGGAGTTAGCGCATTCGACGCAGAAGGCAATTTCCTGGGGTTTGAAACTGTACTCAGGCAATTGGCAGCAACGCAAAAAACCTTGAACCCTAAAGATTTCACAGGTAAACTTATTGGTACTTTTGGGGCTGGAGGTATTGAAGCAATTGCAGGAGGACTAGGCGGTTTAGATACAAGCTTTAATAAAGTATTTAATGGACTAAAAAATTCTGCTGGCAAAACTGATGTAATTACAGAAGAGCTACAAAAAGGACTTCCAGCCGCTATAGAACAATTTGGCGGATCCCTAGATACGCTTGATGTTGCATTTGGTGCATCTATTGCATCTATTCAAGAAGGGTTATTACGACTAGGGACAACGTTGCTTAATACCTTAAGCGAGTCCGACATTTTTGAACAGCTTACTACCGCGTCCAATGGTTTCTTTGAGGCACTATCAAGCAACGAAGGGTTTGTTGCAGAGCTAGGCAAAACCCTCGTTGCCACATTGGGATCAGTCCTTAACGCCATTGCATCCGTCGTCACTCGAATCACAAACGAATTTGTAGCTAACCCTGAAGAGATCCTGGCCCGTGTTCAAGGTTTTGTGACTCAAGCTGGAGTCGTGATCACTAACGCCATTCTCGGGGCCGGTGCTGCCTTTCAGTTTATCGTCCAAAACTTTGACGCCATCGTCGCCGGGGTGCAGGCCCTGGGGGTTGTCATTGCCGCCGCGATCGCAGGCAATGTCATTGCCGGGGTAGTCTCGTTTGGGACGACCCTAGTCACCATCGCTACCACCATCATCCCCCTAGTTTCAGGGGCATTTACCGCGCTATCAGGCATCGTCTCCGGGCTATTGCTGGCATTCAAAGCGGGGGGCATTGCCGGGGTAGTGTCTAGCCTTGGCGCTACCTTCTCCCTGTTCGCGGCATCGTTGGCCCCTCTACTGCCCATCATTGCCGCCGTGGCTGGGGCGATCGCATTAATCGTCGTCGCGTTCAAGGCATTGCGGTCGGAGCGGGGCCAGGAAATTCTAGGTGCGATCGGGGCCAAGGCCACAGAATTGTTTGACTCATTCCGCAACAGCGAACCCGTAAAGGCGTTCTTAAATCTGCTGGATTCAATCAGGGATCTAGGAGTCGCGCTCATCCCAGTTATCAAAAATGTAGCCGGAGAAATAATTCGACTTACTGGGGTTGGGATTGAAAATATAAAGTCAGCTTTTGCCTCAACGGGGATCAGCGTCAATGATATTTACAAAACATTGTTACTCATAAATCCTATTGCTGCCGGTACAATTGCTCTTGCCAAAACATTGCTTTCAATCGTTACCGACATTCTAAATAAGACCGCCACTGTCATTGACAACCTCACCGCTGCTATCAGTGGGCCGAAGAAATTTGAAGTATCAGGAGCTGATGAACGGGCAGATACGATAAGGGAACAGGGCGTCAATCAGTTGACAGTAGCAGAGAAAACCGCTGCTGCTGCTAAACCCGATGCCGATAAACCCGATGCCGATAAAGCTGCTGCCGATAAAGCTGCTGCCGATAAAGCTGCCGCCGATAAAGCTGCCGCCGATAAAGCCGCTGCCGATAAAGCTGCTGCCAATAAAGCTGCTGCCAATAAAGCCGCCGCCGATGCCCTCGCCGCTGCTGAGAAAAAGGCTGAGGACGACAAGAACGCCCGCCAGACCGCCTTTGACAATGCCCGCATTGCCCGTGACATTGCCGCCGAAGATGCCAAACTAGCCCGTCAACGCGCGTTTGACGATACCAAACGCGCCAATGCGATTGCCCTAGAAGTCGAGATTGAGCGGCGCAAGATAGCGACTGAGCAGGCGATCGAGGACATCAAGGAAGAAGGGCGTATTCGGGAAGAGGCATTCAACAAAAAGCAAAATGAAGACAAACTAGCCTTCGAGGATGACCTGGCTGCTCGTCGCACTGCCGCTGAACGCCAGTTTGCTCTAGACGAAGCTGGGTCACTAGACGAGCGGAACAAGCTAGTCGAGGGCTTTGCCGCCGAAGATCGCAAGGCTGCGGTACTGGCCCCCTTTGAGCAAGAACAGCGCGACTTTGAGGCACAGCAACTAGAAGAACGCCGCATCTTTGAAGAACAGCAACGCGCCCTTGATGCCGAAGCTGAAGAACTTAAGCGCCAGTCTGAGCTAGAAATCAACGCCCTCAACCTTGATGCCAAAAATCAAGAGATTGCCCTAGAGCGTGACTTCCAAAACAATGAACGCACCCTTGAGCGCCAAGCCAAAGAACAGGAGCGGGCTAGGGAGGCATCTTTTAACGCCACCGAGCGCAGGCTAGATGAAGAATCTGCCCGCAGGATTGAGGCACTCAAGTCCGGCAACGACGCCGCCGCCGTCACTGCCTTCCGTCGGGGTGGCACCTTCGCCGCTGGCCAAAACATTCTCGCGGGTGAGGCTGGCCCAGAGCTACTCAAGGTCGGCGGTAAGCAAGCCCTGGTCACCGAACCCAGCCTCATGCGCTTCGACTCCCCTGGCCGCGTCACCAGCGCACCCTCCACCCGGCGTAAACTATCCCAGGGGCAACTGAGTAGGGCCGGGGCTGGGGGTGAGCTCAAGGCCATGCGGAAGGCCCTGGAGCGATCGCTAGCTAGACCCCCCGCCGACATCAACACCACTGTGCAGGTGCAAGGGCTCAGTGCTGACCAGGTACGGCGGCAATTGGCCATGCACCAGTCAGACCTATACCGCAGCCTAGGGGGCCTCTGATGTCCAACAAATTCACGCTGATTCTTGCAGGGCAGACGAGCATTGTCCTTACCCATTCCGCCGGTCAACTGTTTGCCCCCGCGCAGCTAGGGTTCACCAGCGTGGGCGACACCAATCTTCGAGGCATCTCACTGGTCGGCGCTACCCCGGTTCAACCCCTCGACCTGGTTTTCGACGCGGCCTTGACCAATGCGCAATTCTGCACCTTCCAGCAGTTTGCGTACCAGCAGGAGGTGGGGGGCCAGAAGGGGGATATCGTGCTTAGGAATGAATGGTATCGAATCAACGCCAACTGGGCTGCTGTCAATAACCGATCGACCGTGGGCAGCGCTGTCACCACCGCTGGCATATCTCAGAGTTACGTCCAGTATCCTGTGCTTCTGCTATTGCCAGAGGATTGGTTTGAGCCCCTGGGCCAGAACAGCGGGGGGCAGTGGTGGTCGGTGAAGTTTACGGCGAAGGAGCTGACGGCTTAGCTTCCCATTCATCGGGCATGGGGTGAGGGGCTATGGGAGAGGCGGCAACAATCGCGGTAGTACCACGGTTGAAAAATGCTGTAAAGTAGGGGTGGATTCCGTTGCAAGATTCCCCCCTACTTATGGTGCCTGTGCACATCTCTACTTTAAGGGATGTGCTTGGTAGCTAGGAAGGGATTGTCCTCTTACCACAGCAAAACCATGAAAACTGCCCAAGTTAAAATCACAGGCCAAGCACCCTACACTCAGTCTCGGTTCCACGGTGAAGCCAAGCTACCCCGTGAAGGTAGCGAAGATTACGAAAACCGGACATGGCCAGGGAAGGCCCACCTGAATGAGGCTGAACAGGTCACGATACCTGCGCTGGCTTTCAAAAAGTGCCTTGCAGAAGCTGCAAAGTATCTATCTGAACAGATCCCAGGCAAGGGCAAGGCCACCTATACCAAGCACTTCCAGAGCGGGGTGATCGTGCTGACTGATAGCGTTGTCTCTTACAAGGGCCAGCCGGTCACCAAAGCCTTGCTTGACGTTCCCAAAAGCGGATATTACGGAAACAGAATGTTTGTCCCCTCTGACGGGGTGGCAGGTTCTGGTAAACGGGTGTTTCGCACATTCCCGACCGTTGCTGACGGCTGGGAATGTGTTGTTGAATTCTTGATTATGGATGACATCATTACCCAGCCTGTCTTCCAGAAACACCTAACAATGGCTGGGATGTTGATTGGAGTCGGTGCCTTCCGGGTTCGTAATGGCGGGGTGATGGGCCGGTTTAAGTCTGAAATTCTGAGTTGGACAGAAGACAAAGAGGTAGCATGATGGACGTTTTGACAGACAGCACCCCCGCCTTTGTGGGGAAACGCTCAATCTACACCCAGCTATTGATCCAGGCCATGCGGGATGTACCAGACGGGGAAACCTTCACCTACACCCAAGCCATGACCATCACTGGACTGAGTGCAACCAAGACAAAAACCTATCTCCTTTCAGCGATCCAGTCGCTGTTGAGAGATTACGGCATTGTCTATAACTGTTGCCGAAACGTGGGATATACCCGCTTAACGCCTGAAGAAGTGCCCACTGTAGCGAACACCAAAAACCTCACCAAGATGAGGGGAACCACTGGACGTTACAGGGATACCCTTGAAGCTGTAGACCCTGGCACCCTATCCCAAGAGGCCCAGACTAAGCACACCCTGGGAATGCTCAATGTCCACCTTATGGAGGGCGTCATTAGCCGCAAATCCCAGCGGGCGATTGGGAAACAGGTAGTGCAGTCAAAACCTGAACTGCCAGACAGAGACAGGATGATCGCCCTGTATAAAGGGCTGTTCTCCTAGGGGCAGATCAACTCAACTCATCTCGCATCTTCTCGTCTCCCCTCGACTCCTCTCATCTCTTCTCTCCTCTCCTCTGCTCGACTCTACTCCACTCTTCTCGACTCAACCGAACCCCGTCAGCGATGGCGGGGTTTCTCATGGGCGGGGGTGGGGGTATAATGAGGGGCAGATCAACTCGCATCGACTCTGCTCCCCTCATCTCAACTCGCCTCGCCTCGTCTCATCTCATCTCGACTCTTCTCGTCTCGCCTCAGCTCAGCACAAGGCAACTCAACCGAACCCCGTCAGCGATGGCGGGGTTTCTCATTGCGGGGGTATGGCATAATGGGGGGACAGCTCATCTCCACTCAACTCACCTCCTCTTAACTCGGCTCTTCTCGTCTCCGCTCTCCTCGTCTCCTCTCGACTCTTCTCGTCTCGCCTCAGCTCAGCACAAGGCGGCTCAACCAAACCCCGCCAGCGATGGCGGGGTTTCTCATTGCGGGGGTATGGCATAATGGGGGGACAACTCAACTCTCCTCTCCTCCACTCGGCTCTGCTCCCCTCGCCTCTTCTCGACTCGACTCAACCGAACCCCGTCAGCGATGGCGGGGTTTCTCATGGCGGGGGGTGTGGCATAATGAGGGGACAACTCGTCTCAACTCCTCTCACCTCGGCTCGCATCTGCTCGTCTCTACTCATCTCTTCTCCCCTCATCTCGGCTCATCTCGACTCGACTCAACTCAGCTCATCTCTTCTCGTCTCGCCTCAGCTCAGCACAAGGCAGCTCAACCAAACCCCGTCAGCGATGGCGGGGTTTCTCATTACAGGGGTATGGCATAATGGGGGGACATCTCAGCTCCGCTCATCTCCCCTCGACTCATCTCGTCTCGACTCGTTTCCTCTCCCCTCGACTCGACTCGACCAAACCCCGTCATTGCTGGCGGGGTTTCTCATTGCGGGGGTATGGCATAATGGGGGGACAACTCGCCTCGGATCGCCTCACCTCGGCTCAACTCGGCTCGTCTCAACTCCCCTCGACTCGACTCAACCGAACCCCGTCAGCGATGGCGGGGTTTCTCATGGCAGGGGTGTGGCATAATGGGGGGACAGCTCAGCTCATCTCAACTCCCCTCGCCTCTACTCACCTCGACTCACATCTGCTCGGCTCATCTCGTCTCGCCTCAGCTCAGCACAAGGCAGCTCAACCAAACCCCGTCAGCGATGGCGGGGTTTCTCATGGGCAGGGTATGGCATAATGAGGGGACATCTCAGCTCCGCTCGGCTCTGCTCTGCTCGGCTCGCCTCGGCTCATCTCGCCTCACCTCGCCTCTGCTCATCTCGACTCAACCGAACCCCGTCAGCAATGGCGGGGTTTCTCGTGGGCGGGGTATGGCATAATGGGGGGACAGCTCATCTCGACTCGTCTCGGCTCAGCTCGTCTCCACTCGACTCCGCTCGCCTCCTCTCGACTCATCTCGACTCCTCTCCGCTCTTCTCGACTCAACCAAACCCCGTCAGTGATGGCGGGGTTTCTCATTGCGCCACTGCCACACCACCCCAGGCCGTCGCGGGCTTTCCCCTGTCCCCAGATCCAGCACCTCGACCTCGACCCCGCCCGACCTCAGCACTACAGCATCGACACACCACCGCCCCACCAGCAGGCTCATCCCCGGTGGGTACAGATAAACCCAGGGGCACCATACCGCCAGCCCCCAGCGATCGCACCGCAGTCCCCATCGTTCGGCCTGGCCCTTTTCCATACTCATCCCTCGTCCATCCACAGCACCCCCACCCACGGGGTATTAATCTCAGCCTCGCGCCGTACCCAGTCCAGCGCCACACAGGGCCGCGCATCCTCGCCCCACCACTGACACACCGGGCGAAACGTGATCGACACATCGCCAAACTGCCAGCAGTCCGCCACCTTTACCCCGCAAGTGTAGTAGCGGAGCCAGGGGTAAAAAGTTCGCAGTAGGGGTGACATGGCGTGGGGCTTGTAGGGCTACCGTGATTCTACCGCAGGCCACCCGGTCGCAACCCTGTACAGGGTGTGCAGGCCATGCAGGCCTCCGTTGAAATTATTTTGCTGTGTGTGCGGCGGAATTTTTTCGGAAACACACAGCACTTTCACGCTAGAAACCGGGGGTGTTTGCCCTACACGGCCTGCACAGCCCTAGTGCGATCGCCCTAAAACCCCTGTTCTCTCGTTGCGGCCCATCATTCCCGGCGCATCAGTACAGGAGGTACAGGGCACTATTCCCCAACCTTTTCTTATATACTTTTACTGTGCATAGACAGCACAAAACAGACCACGTTGCCGGGGTCTTTTTGAAATTGTAGCACCTTGCACGGCCCTGAACCATGACCCTAGACCCCGGCGATCGCTGTTACTACTGCACCGGCAAAACCCTGGACCCTGCCGTTGTGGTGGGGTGCCCCATGGACGTGCTGGTGTTGCGGGTAGATTGGGGCGATCGCTGCACCGACATGGGCCTAGAGTGGGCACCGGGTAGCGAGGAGTGGGACAGGATTGCGCCGCCGTTCTGAGGCGGGGCAGAGTGTTAGGCCGCTAATCCTGACCAGCCCGGTAAAATAAAAAAGCCGTTTGCTAGGTGGCATGATGCCTGAAAATAATTTGTTGGTAAAAACCGATGGCGGCTGGGTGTGGGCCGACAACCCTTTAGCGACTCAGGCCAGGAAAGAATTTGAGACTTCCGTGTTTGCTCTAGATAACGAGAACACGTCTAAGGTACTCGCGGAGATGCTGGTTGCGGCGATCGGGGCTGGTGCCGTGGGGGAAGATTTTCAGGATCTGATAATAAAAGTGGTCACCGGGGCCATTACCAAGATCCAAGAAGATGCCCGGAGTGCCTGGGCATTTGTTCACGAGAATACTGGCCTTGATTCTCTTGACGAGACGGATCTTACATACAACTGGCCAAAGGGCGAGTTTTCCCTAGCTGAGCCTGTGACTGAAAATGCACCGACCTGGGCCTAGAGTGGGCACCGGGTAGCGAGGAGTGGGACAGGATTGTACCGCCGTTCTGAGTGGTGAAAAGGCGCGACCTGGGCCATAGCAATTCGCCAGAGGTCTTCCCGTCCACGCCAACTGTACCGGGGTTGTGATTGACAAGGCCATGGTTGGCAGCCCTACCCTGCGGTATTACAAAGGCTATGGCCCAGGTCGCCCTGCCATTCTACCAAGCGACCCTCCAGCAGTTAGGGTTGACAGTCACGAAAGGTGTTTGTTATAGTGATTGTATCCGCAACTGAGGACGCCCACCGATGACTGCCCAATGGGCAAGTACAGCATGGCCCGGTTATCCGCGCCGCCTAGCCCCACCCGCCCATCCCTGATGGGCTATCCACCACTGAACAACCGCCATGAAAATCTATCAATCAAATGTTTCAAAGTTGGTCGAGTCACTTACGCCCGCCCAAGTTTTAGCCCTAGGCGGGGTGCTCTTAGAGCATCCTGAATTACTATCAAGCGCTTTGACTCAGGCATACACAGCCATGCCTGAGTCAAAGCAGATTGAAGCCCGTCAACAAATGAACAGGCTATTTTGTGACCGCATCGAATAATGACCGCCGCGCCAAGTTCATATCACCGCAACCGAGACTAACCATGCAATACCCTGAATCGCCCGAGTGGCAGGCCCTAGCGCTTGCCTTTGAAGAGTGTATGCAGCTAGAAGGGCAGGGCCTCCCAATGGCTGCTCATATCCAACGGCTCAGGGCAGCGAGTGAGGCCAACACCACCCACTGGGGTGATCAATGGCAAAAACACAATGCCATCCGCAACTACCTGAAATCGTGGGACGTTACCCTATGACCACCTACATCCTTGAGCGTGGCAGCTACCAGGCCGCGTCCCTGGGCTACTCCTACGCCCGTCGGGCTCAGTCCGTGGCTCAGACGCTGCGGTGGCACCAGGTAGCCATCATTGACGCGGAGAACATCACTGAGGCCGTAGAAGAAGCTACCCTGGCGATCGCTCAATGGAGCGGCCAGGGCTTTACCGGGCCACGTTGGCGGGTGGAGGGCCGTGGCGCTGCAATCCACGAAAACCAAGAAATATACCCATGATCCCGCCCTTTCTGCGATCGCCCCATGGCCCGCAACGGCACCACCAACGACCACCAGCGCTGGCGCTGCCGTGCTTGCGGCCATGGCCTCACCAATGGCCCCAATACCCACGGAGGCTACCGCCACGGCCAGCAGGGGCGCACTGGGGCAGATAGGGTGAGGGATTGCAGGGAGAGGCAGCGATCGAGCGACGGTGAGCCTAGCAGTACCCTCTGAGGACAGGCACTAAAAAACCCCCAGCGTGTGCCGGGGGTTTTGTTTTGGCCTCGTGGCCTAGCGCTTTAGCGCTGTAGCTGCAATCTGTAGCGCGGCGGCTACGTTTGCGTCGAAGTCCATCTCGCGTAGCCTGGCTTCGTTGTGCCGCTCACGGATGGCGGCCATCCGTGAGCGGTGCGCTCTCAGTGCCCCCTGCATCCGCTCCTGAATGAACTGGGCATCGGTGGCCATTTCCTGAATCATTGTTTGGTTTTCCATGGTCGTTTGCGTCCTTGCGTGCGTACCTCTCTACTGTACCCTCACAATCGCCCACAACAAAGCCCTTGCAGTATGGGCGTTTCAGCGATCAGGCTGGCAAAACTCCCCTAAATCTGGCCCTGGGATCGCTGTTTTTGAGGCTACTTAGTACATGCGCTCATAAAGATTCCGTGAAGCGATCGGTGTTTCTTTATAAAGCTAAATTAAAGCATCGCTACAAATGTACTACTCTTGTCAGAATGCCCGCCTAGTATGGCTTTTGGGTGTCAATAGGGTTTACGCAGTCTTCATATAAAGATTGGGAATTGGCCTCAAAGCCTTATAGTGTGGGCCCTTGAGAACTTTACAGCATGGCGAGCTTCACAATTGGGTTGTCCCGATGGCACAGAAAAACCCCAGGATGCACAGCGACGGCCCCCACCGCTGGGAGTGCTTTGCTTGTAGCAAGGGTGCCTCAATCGACGGCGGGCCAGGCTGGGGCGCGTCGAGGGGCTGGGTGGAGGTTACTCTGCCGCCATAGCTGCAATAACAGCTTCCCAATCAACTGAGTCACCAGGGGCAAACGCGGCCCAGTTTGATGCCACCACAATGTCCACAGCTTCAGGCGGCGTATCGGGGTGGTGAGGGTTGGCACAGCGCACCCACAGGATAGGGCTAAGGGCTGAGCTTGCACCTAAGGCTACCCCTAAGGCTTCTCTACTGGGGACACCTTCAGAGGCCAGCTCACAGGCCACGAAATCAGCGTAATAGTGCGTAGGCTCATCCTCGGGAAATGGCCGGAAAGTGGCGACAATGCCATCAGGGTTGGCAAAGGCAGGGCTACGGCATCGAGAGGCACGACTAGCCAGTATTGCCAAATTGATTTACTTAGCATTAGTAACCTCCTGTAACGGTGATCGTCCAGCCCCGCCCCCGCATGGCATTAATAGCCGCATTACCTGTAGCAGATGGGGCACTGCCACCGCTCTGGTTAAAGGTGCCGTTGCTGGTGTTGTTGGAGTTAATCGATACCAGGATGTTGTCAATGCTGCCTTGAGTTAGGGCTGTATTTGTGAATGAGTTGGTAAAGTTGGTGGCTGAGCAACCATTGAAAAAGCTTGCCGGAAATGTAGTTAGCCCTGTGCAACCACGCCAAGCCTCACTAAAGGTTGTTCCGGCTGCTGTATTGATTAATGGGAATGAAGTTAGCCCTGTGCAACCTTGCCAAGTAGCAAAAAAGGTTGTTCCGGCTGCTGTATTGATTAATGGAAATGTAGTTAGCCCTGAGCAAACACGCCAAGCCTCACTAAAGGTTGTTCCGGCTGCTGTATTGATTAATGGGAATGAAGTTAGCCCTGAGCAGCCATTCCAAGCACTAAAAAAGCTTGTTCCGGCTGCTGTATTGATCAATGGAAATGAAGTTAGCCCTGAGCAATTTCGCCAAGCATTACTAAAGTTTGTTGCGGCTGCTGTATTGATCAATGGAAATGAAGTTAGCCCTGAGCAGCCATTCCAAGCACTAAAAAAGCTTGTTCCGGCTGCTGTATTGATTAATGGAAATGAAGTTAGAAAACTAAAATCTCTGAAGTAGTTTAAAAAGCTCGTAATGCTTGCGAAGTCATTATCTACGGCTCCTTCTGCCACCACAAACGCTTTAATCCGGCCAATGTCTGCGCTGTCAAACGCGCCCGAAACCCAGTGGATCATCCCTGGGATATTCCGCACAGTTAGCGATGCTGGGATATTGCCGATAGAATTTAATATTCCGGCATTGGTAGCTATTACAATATTCGCCCCAGTAGCAGCGGTAGGGCTACCCTGTAGTGTTTTGGTGTAGTCTCCCACTAACCTGGTAGGGCTCGCAGCCAAGGTAGGACGGTTTACAGAATTGCTCTGAGTCCAGGTTCGTGCCACCGCATTATCTTTAATCGCCGCTACAGCATCGCCTGTGAGTGCTGGTACGGTTGCCGCAGTATCGCTAAAGGCGGCAAAGGCATCTAGCCAAATATTAGCTTTGGCAAAGCTGGCGATCGTGGCTTGATCTATCCAGCCCGCAGACGATCTCCGCCCCGCAGGCAGGGCCGTGAGAGCGGAGAAGTTGAGGCCCGCCGCCCCCGATCGCACCAACCCCAACCCGAGTCCCATGCTTGGCATTAGCCCACCCTATAGCCAGTACATTGTCCAGCCGATAGCGTCACCGTTGCGGCCAATTTATCGCCAAAGGTCTGGACTTGCCCCGCCGCCAGCGCATAGCCGCTGTAGTTGGAGGGCAGGCCAGTGGTGCTAAATGTGCAACCGTTAGCGCTTGCCTGGATAGCGCTGAACGGCCCGGTCGTCGATGCCGTGGTTGTGATCGGGATTGGTGTTCCCCCGATTAATTTTTGATCGGCATTGGTGATAGTATTTTTCACAACTATTTGGCCCCTTTCAACTCGCTACTCAGCTTTACAATGCGATTGGTTTTGCCGTCTTGTTTGATGACAACAGCGGGGTTTTCTTTGCTGCCATTGCGAACGATGGTAGAGTCTCCAGACTTGATTTCAACGCGCCCGGTGCTCACTCGGGTAACGGTGCCAGTGCCAGTGCCAGTGCCATAGTTCCAGGTAACGGTACTGCCTTTTTTAGGGGTTGCCATTACTTTTTCTCCTGTCGCTTTACAAAAGCGGCGGCTGACTTGATTGCAGCCTTGCCACCCCAGCCCATCACGGCCTGGATAGCTTTGGAGTCGGCGGCAGTCTTGCCCTGGGCGGCTGCTTTATCAGCGGCGGGGACATGGCGGGCAAATGCGGCAACACGCTTGGCAGTCTCTAGGGTCATCGGCTCCCCGCTGGCGAATTGAGCAGCCCGCTTAACCCCGGTTGGAGTCATGGCGCGGCGGCTAGGCGGTAGCTCTTGCCGGAGCTCCAGCACCCGCTTGGCCTGGGTCTGTGCTGATTTCGGGGGTATCCATTTAGGGGTTGCCATTGCTATTCCTCTGGGCTAGTGTAAATTTCCTCAGCCTCGCTTTGCCCGTACTCGGCAACCAGGATAGGCAGCACCGCTTCATCCCATCCGTTAGCAGGACGGGCAATGCCGTGGCCTTCTGCGATCGCTTTCAGGGTACGCCAGTTACCATCCTCGGCTAGTCCCTGGAGTTCGGCTAGGCGGGCATCGATGGAGGGCCGGTCTACTTGCCCTTGGGTGGCTTCTTCGGCTTGCTCTTGGGCTTCATTTTGTATGGCATTGTTTTCAATGGGTAAAGGGGTCAGTGCATGGGCGGCAGCATCTTCCCACGGTGCATCTACACCAGGGCGATAGTCTGATTGGTTAATGATCAGTCGATGGCCGCCGCGATTGATTTCGATGGTGGGAAGAGTCGCCATAATTATGCCGCGTGAGTAATTGCGCCAGAAATCGCCAGTTGTCCGGATTGCATCACCAGCACCAGATGGCTAGTCAATGCCCCAGCTTCGGTGATGCTGATATCCGCCCTACCGCTGGAGTTGGTCACCAGGTAACCTGCCAGTTTGGTCACTGAGGCGATTAGCAAACCCCTGGAGTTAGCGATCGCCACGGCTCCACTAGCCGCTGTACCGATGGTTAATCCAGTGGCCGTCCCTGCAATGTACCAAGGCACCATTACTGATTTAGTCAGCGGGGTGCCTTCGCGGTCGAGGAGTTGGATTTCGGTGATGATTGCGTTAGTAGCTTCAGCGCCTACGGTGAACCGTGCCCCATAGGGTTGGGCCTCAAGCTCTGCCCAGTTTGTGATGATTTCAGCCATGGTATTTCACCAGATAAAGAAAAGGATAGGGGCCATTGCTGACCCCATCAAACTAGGCAGGTTTAGCCTGCGATCCTACAGGCCAAGGCCGGACGAACGGCCTTAACCCCGTACAAACAATCAATCGAAAACACAGTGCGTTTCCATTCCCGTTGGATTTCAAACCGCATTGCCAGTCCCGAGACATCATCCACCAAGGGCTGAATCAGTGAACCTGGAGTTTCCAAGTCCATCATTGGGCGGCTCGCAAACGCAAACGCTTCCCGATGAAAGGCCAGGTTCGTACTATGGGAGCCGACAAACGTTACCACAGCACCATCCGTCACGTTAGCAACTAGGGGAGGCTGAATGCCCACTGTGGTCTCGTTGGCGGTAGGCGCATCGGCAGTCACGCTGGTGACTACATACTGCTGGGTATTGCCTGCGACCGTGAACACATCGCCCACCACAGGCAGGGTAGCTAGGTCAGCGCCAGAGGCGTTGTCCAGCACCAGGGAGACGGCCCCGGCGGTAGCGTTGGCGTCGATCGCAGCCGTCGCGGGAGCCCCCAGGGTATGGGTCGGGACTTGCTGATCTTGATACCAGTCAAAGCCCAGGGCTCGGGTAATGGTGCCATCGCGCAGCGCTTCAGAATCGCCAGACTCATTGACCTTTTGCAACACCGAAAGGCCGAGGGCGTTGGCATAGCCAAATGGGTCTAGAACCATGCGCCGCTCGTCCATGGGGGCCAAGGCACTGTTGAGGACTCGGGCAGCTTGCTGGGCCTCTAGGGTGGAGGTACCGAAGGGGTTAACGCCAGCGGTGCCCACAACGTTGTAGACCTCTTTGTAGAGAGCAAAGATTTCAGAGTTGATCTTATTGGCCAGGGCCTTAACAGCTTTCTCAATGGCTCGGGGCCGGGTGCCTTCTTGCACCTCTTTGATTTCCTTGTCGGTCATCACAAAAGTAGCAGCCTGGAATTTGTTTAGGACTAGCTGCTTTTTGGTGTTGGCTACATCAGAGATGATGTTGCTCGCTGGGGTAGCGCCAGGGGTGACATCAAACGCCGTCATATCGTTGAGGTCGTTAATGTCAATGGTGCTGCCCTGGGCCGCTGCATCGGAGCTGTAGCTATTGTTGATTAGGTTGGGGAGCACACAAGTTTCTCGCAATACTGAAAGGATATTGGCGAGAATTTGAGGAGTGAGATTTGTAATATCGTTAGCCATGATCGTTCCACATTGAATAGGGCAAAGAGGTTTGTAGCGTCTCTACCTGCATCGCAGTGGATACCCATCGGGTGTCCGGCGCTGAAAAGGGGGCAATGGTCATCGACCATCACCCCCCAATAGTACCCAATTTTTCGCAGTTGTGCTAAGGGATTACCGCAAGAGTATCATGGGCGAACGTTGACGTGCTAGCGAATGTTGACGCGCTGCTTCCCGCTTGCGATCGCCTTGAGCTCTGCGGGGGACATGCTGCCCATATGGGTCAGGTCGTCCCGTGACATGATTATGTCACCGCCTCGGCCATTGCCTCCGACCACGCCAGCGCCCGAGGATTTATTGTAGGCGGCGACCATGGTCTGCAAGACAGATCCATACCGGCCTTGCTGGATTTGCCGAATAAAGTCTCGCAAGTCGGCCTTCTTCACCTCGCCTGGTGCGCTGGGATCATCGACAAACCCCAGGGGCTTTCCATCGGGGCCAGTGATCGACTTCACCTCAGACCGATAACTCACCACAGTTTCACCACGCATGATAGGAATATACTCAAACTCGACGTGGGACGTGATAAAAGATTCAAACATACCGGACTCTGCCTCGTTGGCGGGTGAGAATCCAGCCTGCTGGCCGATGGCGGTAATAGTCTGCGATCGCGCTGTTTCCTGAAGGCTTTGGGTGAGTAGGTTGATCCGTTGGTCGTAGGCCTGTTTTAATTCAGCCTTTTCCCGCTCCGTCTGCAATCGCACTTCAGCTTCTTTCTTTTGCCGTTGCTCTTCCTCAACTTCTTGCCGCTCCAACTGAGCTAACTTTTGGCGCAATTCGGCAGGGTCAGCACCGCCCAAAAGTTCGTCAAATAAATCTGCCTTCTTAGCCTTACTCTTGAGATCTTGATTATCTGCCTTGATCCGTTCGAGGGCAGATTTCAGCGCAGCCACGTCGCTAGCTGGAATCATCCCAGACTCATCAGGGATATCACGGATCCCTACAGAATCAGGGATCACTGTACTGGCATCGCCAGCCGCCGCCACGTCGGGGGCGTTTGTGAGGTCATCAGCCATTTGTAATACTCGTAATCGGTACGACTACAAGTTTAGCTCAAACCCAAAAACTAATTCCCCCAAAGTTCTTGACAGTCACGAAAGGTGTTTGGTAGTATGGATGCATACACCGCAAAGGACACCAATCCATGACCGACATTCGCAGCACCTTCTACTCTGCTACCGGCCTCGTCAACACCCAGGAATGGGACGCCGCTGGCCCCGAGGACACCATCACAGTGCACGAGGGTAAACGCCGCGACACCTACCAAAAGAAATTCTGGAGTGTCGCCTACTAGCCCACCGCCCCTCACCCGAGGGGTTTTTTTTGACTACTTCTCGACCCATGCCCGGATTGTTCTAAAGCCCAATTCGTAGAAAGCCACCAGCCTGTGACGGCCATCTGTGATGTCATAGCCAGGGGGTATGTTGAACTCGTTCCCCGGCTCCGCAAACGATAGCCTAGGCGCTGTGAACGGTTCGCCAGATTCAGACGATCGCAGAATGTCCGTTTTTAGCCGGTCAATCCTGGCCCGTTCGTTGGGGTTGCTCAGGTCAATCGGTAGGCCATTGCGCCGCCAATCTTCGTAGATAGTTCCTACCTCAACCGTTCGCAGTCGTTCATTAGATGGCATCGACGTTGGCTTAGCCCATTTGAGCGCGGCTGCGGTACGTTCTGATGGGGGCGTCTGCTGCTCAGGCCCAGTCTGTAGTGTTGCGGTAGGTTGTGCCTGTGGCGGCGCTGTAGCTGGCATCGGTAGGCGATCGCTCAAAGTAGCCATGCGATACTCAACCCGACAACGGCAACGGCCCCTACACCGGCAGGCCACACCCACCGGGGTAACCTCAGCAGCCGGTATCCAATCAGGACGGGCAAGGCCTGGGCAATCAGGGCAGTGGTCGGCGGCAGGGTCAAGCATCCGCCGCGCCATCCACCGACCATCGAGGTGGCTTTGGTGCTGGGCATCAAAAAAACTAACCCCAGCGCTGTAGCCATACCGCCCCGCCCGGTATCGTGCCATTTTCTCCGAGACTTCGCCGTCGGCAATACCCTGGGCCAGATTAGCTAGTCCATCAAGGTCAGCCACTATCTGCTGTCGCAATCGTTCTAGGTGTTCTGGAGTGAGCTGCCCCGCTGTACCGGCCCCAGCCTGGGCCATCCTAAAATGCGATCGCACAATATCCCGGCCCATGGCCCGTTGCCATTGCTCCAGGCTCACGTCTCCGGCCACCATGCGATCGGTGAGGCGTTGCATCCGGGCTTGGTTCTGGGCCTGCTCAGCCAGTACCCGGCGTTGAAGGTCGGTGGTCCTCAGCGGCGATCGCCCTTGGTAGTATCGCCCATCCCGCGCACTGTAGGCCAAGCCCCTAGGCGCAATATTGGCCAGCAGGGCCAGCAACAGGGTGGCTACCAATAGCTCCTCGAGGGCGTTGCTAGATTCCCGGTTAGCATCATCGATGAGGGTCTGTAGCTCTGCCGTATCGTAGGGCGGCTCAAGGGCGTCTGTTCCTACCAGGGCCTCAAGTTCAGCTAGGGGGTAGGCAGTGCCGTTGATGGTGAGGGTTTCTACGGCCATCAGAACAAAATATTCCCGCCCTCGGTCACCGCCCCCAGTACATCCTGCGGGTCGATCAAGTCTTTCAGCTTGGCCTTAAGCGCTGCCAGCTTGTTGGTGTAGGCGGTACTCTCTTGCACTCCAGAGGGCGATCGAGTAATAGACAACTCCCCAGGGATTGACACACTGGAGATCCCATCGTTAGCCGTCAACCCCAGGTCTAAATCTTCATCGGGGTCGCCGTACAGGGCCACCTGTAGCGCCTCAATCCGTTCCAGCAACCGCTGCACCTGGGCCACCACAGCATCACCATACTGTGCGTCAAAAACCTCGACATCGCGCAGCAACGTTTGGAGCCGGGATGACTCAGTGCGCTGGTGTCGCTCCAGGTTCAAGGCTTCGGCGATGGCGCGGCGGTTCGCGGCGGTGAATGGCATTACTGCACCCCCACGGTAGGTTGACCAGGTGTAGCCGCAGATAGACCCAGTGTACCACCAACCAACGGCTCACCCTGGCCTGCCACTGCTTCCATTTCTTCAGTATAAACGCCCAATTCTTTGCGTTTCACGTCGTATTCAGCTTTGTTCAAGGCTCCGGCCAAGAACTCACTCTGCCAGAACATCAACTCTTGGGCCGTCGGCGGGGTTGAGAGCACTGATTCAGATATGGTGATGCCACCCACAGGATTTTCAGGGCTCCAGTCAGGGTTACTAAATCGTTCCCACAGGTCAAAAACTGACTGCACTGCTGATTCCTTACGGCGGGCGATATTGCGTAGACCCAACCGGGATTGGATAGTTTCGATCTCAGCCTCCGTCGCAGTTCTGGCGATCGTGCCATTGCTCAAAAAAGCCTGGGCCATATCATCCATCGCCGCTAACCGATCCCGTTGCCCTTCCCGAGTGGAGGCGATCGCAGTCCCAGCGGGCTCCAGTAGGTTGAGCGATGCCCCACCCGCTAACGTAATCACCCGACCACTCCCGGCTAGGTCTGGCTCCTTCTCCGGGGCCGCGCCAGGGTACGATTTCACTAGCATGGCGTAGTTGCAACGGTCTTCAGCCGTGTTGAGGCTGCTGTGCTTGTTAAAAAACTCTAGGTTGAAATCAACCAGGGGCATGTACTCAGGAGTCCCGCCCCGGTCATTGTCATTGTCCACGCCAGCAAATAACAGCGGATCCCCATAGGGCGAATACCATACCAGGGGCACTCGGGGCAGGGGACGGCCAGAAGCGTCGAAGATGGGGCTAGGAGGCTTAGTCTGCATCAACTCACTGCCCAGCCCCTTTGCAGCCCTGGGAACATCTTCCCATTCTTCATACAGGCATTGGTAGCGCTGTTCAGCCCCACCGGGTAGCCGGATAGGGGTGCCTAGCTGCTCCAGCGAAAAGACCCAGTACCGATTCCGCACGGTGTACCCAAACCGGCCCTCTGGCACCGACACAGACCGCCGGATACTGATGAGCGATATCTCTAGGTGGCCATCAACCAGCATAGTCTGAGGGGCACACACATCCCGCAGGTTGATCGGGATAAACCGGGGGCGTCGTGCCTGGCGTTGCTCGTCGCGGCTCTCCGCTGGGGGAGTATCGACCAGGCCCAGAACGCCGTTGTAAAGCAAGGCCTCAATGTCCCAATCCAACAACACCGACTCCAGACTATTCCCCTGGCCGTCGAAGTCGTCTCGGGCATCTAGCACCGCCTGGGGTACATCGTCGTCGAGGACAAATTCACTGAGCAAACCAGAGTGGGCCTTGACGGCGGGGCTCAGTTTATTGGCAAAGGCCACTGATTCAATCCGGGCCTCATAAACCTTGTCGTGCTCGCCCAACTGCTGCCGTAGGTAACGACGCTTCAGCTCGTCAGTGTGAAGACCATGGTAAACGTCCCCCAGTCGGAGCCATAGGGGGCTCAAATATGTTTGCCAATACGAGGGCCGCCAGTCTGGTTGGTCTGTTTTTGCCATGGCCGTATTCTAGCCCATCACCACATCGCGGAAGCACCGAGAGAGATCCGGCCCTCAACGATAGAATCCATCACTGCAAATGCCATCGCCATCGCCATCACTCGGTCATCATGGCCTGTTTCTGCCTTCCGTTCTCGCAATGAGAATGCCTTCATCTCCCGAATCCCTTCCCAGTCTTTCGGGTAGATGGCCTCGCCCCGTTCCACAGCGATCGCAATGCGGTCAGTGTTAGTCACCTTAGAGACTGGGCTAGTGTTGATGTTCTCAAACCGGGTCAAGGGTCGCTGTTTACTCAGGTTCTCCAGCACTACCTTTCCGCCGCTGTTGCCCTCCACCGCTACCAGCAAGGGTTTGTAGCGATCGCAGTAGTCCATGGTAGCAGTCATGCTCAACTCCACCGACCGCTGGCCCTCGGCGTACTCTGCCACCAGACTAGGTACTCCATGGGTAATGTCCCAGACCTGCGCCACAAACCTATCATCGCCGCCGAAGTTAGGGTCTACGCCCATCACATACCGGTGCCCTGACACTGGCCCCGCCCAGGCTCCCATGGCCTGCGCGTCAACCGCCGCCGTGTTGAACAATTTCCCGCCAGTGCTGTCGTCAAAGGATATGTTAAATTCTCGTTGGGTCTGGGCTTCGGTGATCCGCTGTTTCTCCCGAACCTCAATCAAGTAGTTGTCATTTTTCCCATGCAGCGGGTGAGCACGCCAATGGATGATCGCCTTACCCCAGCCCTGTTCATCAACCCATTCTTGGTAGGGCTCAATCAGTTCTTCCCGCATCTGGCGGCAAATATCTAGGGCATCCACGTCCCCGTTATTTTCAGTAAATGTCTCATAGTAAAGCCCTGTTTTGGCGTTAGGGGTGCTCAGCAAAATAGTGTGAGCCTGGCCTTGTTGCTCCGGCACCGACTGCGCCGGAGTGCTAGCCCCAAACAGCTCCTCAAACCCCGACACAAAGGCGCACTCGTCAAATAAAATATCCCAGATTGATTCCAGGCCCCGCCCACTGTTCTGGCTAGCGGTGCGAAACACAATCCGCCCCCCGCCCTCCACGGCGATGTCCTTCACGTTGTTGCTAGATAGCGGGATTCCAGCACTCGCTGCCATCAACCGTACCCGTCGGGCAATGTTGGCCGTATCGTCCTGGCCCTTACTGAATACCGCTGCAAAGTAGGTCGGGTACATGCAGGCTTTATGCAAAAACTTACTGGCGACCATCTCAGTCAAACCATGCTGTCTCGGCTTGACGATGACCACACCCCGGCATCGGTCTATCAGGTCACTAATGCTCGCCTGGAATGAGTACGGGTCAAACGGCACCATCCTTGTTCCCGACCGAATACGGGTCAGTCGGGCAAAGCTGGGCCAGTCTTTTGGGATGTGGGCCAGGTGGGAGGGCACAGTTTGCAGCGATCGCCGTCGTCGCAGTTCAAGCTCAGCCCTTGCCCTGGTCGCTAAATCAGCCACCATTGGCTAACTTCTCCAGTGCAGCGTCTGGCAGGTTGCTGATGTCGATAACTTCCTGTCGTTCGGTGGCCAGGCCCTCGGTCATGCGTTCAATATCGATCGCAACCTTGGCCAGGCTCAGAACGTCCCCTGGCTTAAGCCCTGTTGGGGTATCAGCTTCCTGCTTCTTCCGTATCAACACCAGCTCCCGTTGGGCGATCGCGCCCATCAACTTAGCGAGGCCAGCATGGCGGGTGAGCATCTCGGCAGCGTCGATGATTTTCTGGGCCTGAGCAACGGTAGCCTGAACGTTAGGTACAGTCCCTGCCAGTGTACCTAGATTCTCTCTGTAGCGCTTCCGCTGATCTGGCCAATCCTCTTGACTGGCACGGTTTCTAAGGCTTGAGTACGCAGGTGCTCCGGTGTACTTTGACAGCCGTTTATAGTCCAGGTCATCAGGCCCCTGAACAAACTGATCGCGCCAAATCTTCCAGTTAACTTTTGCTGCCATCGCTCAATAATAACAACCCTCCACCCGGTAGCGTATCGTGGGGGATACCTAATCCGCCATAGAAACACGAAACCCCCGGCACTATTGCAGCCGGGGGTCGGTGCCTGAGCTCGCGTCACTGGCCGGAGGACTGTGTGGTTGGTGGAGCGGGGCAGCCTCGCCGCTTGTGTTCTTATTATGGCATTCCTGGCCCACCAATAGGTAAAGCCAGGATAAAGTTTCTGTAAAGATAATTAGCTCCTGAACCGGTCAATGTTTCGGAACGATCGGCCTGTAGCTGGGTCGATTCTACGCGCTGCCGCCGTTTGTGCCCTACGGCCCGCCGCTGTTGATGTGATAGTTTCTCTGGCACTACCGCCACCGCTGCCTCTTCTCCCGCCGCCGCTTCTACCGCCGCCTCCGCCGCCTCCAGCCATGATCATAAGTCCTTTACGATTTTGTTCCATTCTAAGCTAGGGTTCCCATTCCAGACCAGCACCGGATACCCATTCTCGTCTACCCAGTCCTCACCCTCTGGCGTTACCGCATACTGTAGTCCAAGGTTGCGACCGGGGCTAAACTTTATCCGTGAATCTTGCCATGCCATTCTCAGGATATCGGCGTAGGTTTTCTTATGATCCCACTTCTCCCCGTCCTCATTAGCGATCGTCATGCATAGGTTGTAGTTCGTGCTGCAAATATAGTGCCCAGTTTGGTGCGCGCCGGCTGGCATACTAGGCGATAGCCAGTCTACAAAGTCGTCAACGGTCAGGATAGCCCCAGGCTCAAGGTAGTCGCAACAGGCATTAACAAAATCCTGCATGGTGGGAAATGTTTTTTCGTAGCATTCATGAAATGGAGCAAAAAAGTCTGAGCGTCGGCATTGATTCATCACGAACGGGTTAAGGCCACGCTCGCAGGCTTCGTCAGCTACCCAGTTCACGTAATCTACATCGGTCGGGTCTGCCTTTTTGCCAGAGGCCCGCTTGATGAGTTTGGGGTCTAGGGCTTCTATTTCCTTGGGCTTTAGCTTGCGGGTTTGGTTGCTGTTGAGGTGTAGTTCTTGCAGCCAAACACCATGCACGCCAGCGGCCTTAAGCCGGTCTAGCTGGGCCTCCTCATCCTTGCACCATTCAGGAACGCATGGGTTCCAACCCACCACCACCTGATGGCCCTTGCTGCGGAGTAGGGCGATTAGTTCAAGCCGCTCAGTGATGCTGGGAGCCCCAGGGGCGATCTTTTTCACCAATTCGTCTTGATCGCTCTCGATGGTGATGTAGAAAACGGTGGGGGTTTTCAGTAAGTCAAGGGCTTTATCAATGCCCCGCCCGCCCTTAGTCTGGATAGCCACGGGTACCCCTAGCTCACACATCACCTCGAGTACTGGCAAGAATTGGCGATAGTTGCTGACAGCGAAGGGGTCTACCCGATTGCTCACTAACACGGGGTAACCCTGTTGCAGCAACGTGGCGGTTAAGGTAGATCGCTCCCGGTACGTGGCCAGCATATTCATGGTGGCGGGGATGTCTGCGCGGCGATTGCGCTTGTTGAGGTTTGCGAAACAGTAGGCACAGGCGGCGGAGCAATAGTTAAAACTCAGCTCTAAAGGGATTGGTGAGACTAGAAACTCACCATAGAAGGGGGTGAATGTATCGCCAGTTTGGGCCATTACACCTCACCCCGCATAAGCTTAAGAAATGCCGCCTTGTCAGAACCTGCCCCGATTGATTCTTTAATGATATTCCACTCTTTGATCTCGCTGCTACTGAGCACGATCGCCAGTGGAGTCCCACCCTCGCTGATGGCAAAAACATCCTCATCGTCCGGGGTGAATCGGGATGTAGATGTATCGGCATCTACGCCCCACCCCTCGATCTCATCCGACGTGAACCATGGCGTCAGGTCAAGTTCTTCGCCAATTTCAGCCAGGGCATCGGTATCCCAATCGCTCAAATCAGACGCCCGGTTATCGGCGATCGCATAGCTCTTCCAGTCCTTCTCATCCAGGTCATCGGCCACCACTACCACCAGCTCATCGGCGCGGCGTTCGATGATTCGCACTTTGTCAATACCAATCTGCCCAGCCTCCTCCAGGGTGCCGTTGCCTGCCCGGACGATGATCCGCCCATCGGGTAGGCGCTGACCTACCAGGCTCCGCAATGGGCCAAACTTTTGCAGCGACTCCTTAATCATGTAACTGCTGCGCTCAGTCCGTACCCTGGCGTTTTGCGGGTCAAACTCTACTGCGGAGATGGGGAGAACATTGTCAGAGTCAGCCATGGGCTACCTAAGAATAAAGGCCCTGAGTACGCAGGGCCGGAGTGCTCTTGTCCGTCGCTCTGGGGTCTGCTCCAGAAACAACGACTCCATTCTATCAGCCAGGATCTCGCGGGACTACTGTAATGACACCAGTACAAAGTAGTACAGAATGGTTCTTGACAGTTACGAAAGGTGTTTGTTATAGTGGTTACATACCACCGCAAAGGACACCGACCGATGACTACTGCAATGCGCCAAACCATTTCTAATAACAGCAGCGCCACCATAACTACCGCTGCATCAACCAATAAATTCAGCATTCGCCTAGAAGACCGGCTAGACAATGAAACCCACACCGTCACTATATTTCACGCAGAAGAAGCCCGCCGCCTAGCCGCTGCCTTGCTGCTATGGGCTGACAACGCTGACGCCTAACCCACCCCGCCAGTTGGAGTAGAGGGGGTTCGATTCCCCCTCCTGGCATCGCCCCACCCACTACACGGGGCCATTCACCACACTGAGGATTCACACCATGACCGCATTTGAGATTTTCATGTACGCCGCTGCAATCCTGACCGTGCTGTGGCTCCGTGCTGAGCCCCAGACACCCACCCCGATCGCCGCCGCAATGGTGCTGCCAGTTGACGACCTTCCCACCCTGCCAAAGTTGCTGGCCCAGACCGAGGTGTTGACTGCCCGCTCGGTGCCAGCCGCCGCCGCTGAGATGGCTGCGCCGGTTGCGATCGTCCGGGTCGAGGTACCCACACCTGACTGGGCCAAGATGAGCGGCGCAGAGTTGCGCCGCGAATGCGCCAAAAGGAATATCGCATGGCGCAATGCCCACGGCACAGGTAAGCACTTGCTGAAAGGAGAAATGATCAAGGCCCTGTGCTAAGTCAAAACCTGGGGAGGTGACTAACCCAGGCTCACCCCGACCCTCACCCGAGGGGCACCCACCACCCCTACTAGGACACCAACCGATGACTAACGCAACCGCCCCGATCCAAACTGCAAGAGATTTCTACGCCCTCAATATTCCCACAACCAAGATTGCCAATATTAACCGTCAGCTAGAAGGCTACCCAATTGTCATAAGCCCATACATCTCCCAAGACGGCGGCGTGTGGAAGCTGTACGGATACGAGGCCAACAACCTGGGGAACAAGCAAGTCGCGTTTGCTAAGACCGTCAATGAATTAATGGAAACTGTCAACGACATGATCAACGCCAACGAAATTAGAATGCGGCCCTACGCCTAACCCCCCGACCCTCACCCGAGGGGCACCCACCACCCACTACCAGGCCCACACCATGATCGTTATCTGCCCCCATTGCCACTACAGCCCCTGCCACCGCCACGACAAGACCAGGGCGGGCACCCAGCGGTGGATGTGCCCACAATGCCTCAAAGCCCACAGTGAGAGCTACAGGAAGGGGCGGCCTAGCCTTGGCGATCGAGCCATGACTGCCGCTGAACGAATGCGGCGAAGTAGGGCCAACAGGGCCAAAAAGAAAGGTACTGAGGGGGGTTGACAGTCACAAAAGGTGTGGGTTATTATGGATGCATACACCGCCTGGGAGGGCCTTTATGACTACTGCAATCGCCGCCGCCAATTCTTACGACGATATCTGCCTCTGGATTAATCAGAAATGTGGCCTACAAACCCTTTCTGATTACGTCAACCTTTCGCTGGCGGTCGTCCACGCTGGCCAAGGAGGCACCCCGGTACAAGACCTGATTGACCATGTATCAATCATGGCTGAATGGCTGCCCGCCGAAGACCAGGCAATTTTCTCTATCGGGATTCTTGATCGATACCGGGATGGAATCCGGTCAATAGAATTTTAGGGAAACCCGCAGCCCATTAACTGACCACCCTCACCACCCCGGCGAGGGTGGTTTTTTATTGCACATCAGGGGAGGGTCAGGGCCAGAATCTCACAGTAGAATCATAGGAGCATCTACGCCCTACCCTTGCCCTGCCCTGAGATGCCCTGTGAGTCAGCCTACTCCATTATCTTTGGTCTTCGGCCCTGACTTTGGGGCCTCACACCGCCATCCTGATGGAGCGGTACGGTATTGGCGCGATCGGCTGGCAGGCCATATCCGAGTTTTTAAGCCAGTAGTTGGCGGGGTGGAGCGCAATATGTTTGAGCTGGGCCGTCACCCTAGCTGCTGGCTGCGGATTGGCTGGGAGTCTGTGTCGGGCCACGAGCGGCAACGCACCAATGAGGAGGGCTACCCACTATTTGGCGCAATCAGCCGGGTGATGGTGACCATTGCCTGGGCCAGCGAAACAGACTACCCCTGGATTAGCCATAGTAAATGGCTCGTGATGCCGGGGGGCGTGTACGTGGGCAAAGACGGCCACCGCGAATCTAGCACCGCCCGCAATGGGGTTTATCTCAATGGGCACAGGCTCAGCGATGGCGACAATCCTGAATCACTATTTGAGCCAGGGCAACACGAAGCCTATCTGTCCCTGGGCAAAACCGGGCGGATCATTGTTGTGGATGGCCCCCTCGACGAACATAGCACCGGCTGGCCCGCGCAGATCTGGACTGGTGCCAATTGGCCTGATGGTGAGGCCGAAGAACCCAGCACCGACCTTACCCCGCAACGCATCCAAGTAGAGGGCCAGGTAGCAGCCGCGAAAGCTGACGTAACCGGGCGCACCATGGCAGACCTAGCCGCGATTGTGCTTTACGGCCCTGAAGGCGTGGATGCTCGCCTGTGGTGGGTATTCTGCGGAGTAGTCGGGGCTGTGGTGTTGTGGATCTTGGAGCGATAATGCCTCACTCTTATAGATCCGTAAAAACAGCGATCCTCACTGGGGCAATCGGGCTGCATTATCAACCAATCCACAGGCTGAGCGATGGGCAATTGCTAGGCTATGAGGCCCTGGCCCGGTGGGGTAATGTGCCGCCGCCACAAATCGCGGCCCTGGTTGAGGAGCACAGCTTAGAACTGCTCTGGGTACGTCGCCAGCTCCACGATATTGATAAAATCCTCACTGAAATTTATCCACCAATATGGATCAGCTTTAACTTAGATCAAAAGGTTTTAGCGATTGAATCGCTGCCCTACTTGCTCAACACCAGCCCTCACCAACTGGGCATCCACGTTGAGGTGTTGGAGTCCGTAAAACTGCACCCCCAGGCCGTCGCGGCCCTGAAAAAAATATCGCACAAGCATATCCTCAAAGCCGACGATATTGGCAGCCTAGATCATGCCTGGATTGATCGACTAATCGGGGAACACGCGGCCATTTTCCACGGCATCAAACTATGCCAAGGCTTGACCCGCAACATCCTGACCAACCCCCGGACGGCCATTGCGTGCAGAGTGTTTCTTGACCTGGCGCAATCGTGCCAACTGGAAACCATCGCAGAATGGGTTGAGTCTGAGGAACAAGCCCAGCAGCTTTTAGCCTGGGGCTGCGATGCGGGCCAGGGCAGCTTGTTTGGCCTAGCAAAACCCTGGGAGTATTGGCGGGAAAAGTACCACGGCCATTAAAAAACCCCAGCCTCGGGGCCGGGGGTGCGCTCTTGGAGGGTGGCCTAGACCTCGACGCCGGGGCCGTCGGGGGTGGGTTCGACGGCAGGGGCCGCGATGGGCTCAACGTAGATAGTTGGGATGGCGTCAACCAACCCTTGCAGCTCAAGCATAGCCGCGCTGTAGTCGGGTTCAGCCGGGGGGAGATCGATCAACTCTTGGATCTTCGCCTTTAACTCAGACACAGCGGCGTCAACTTGTTGCTGTTCTTGTGCAATCCGCTCAAACCCGGATTGCACAAGGGCCTTGTAGTCATCTAGAGTTGCCATAATTTTTCTCAAAATTCCAGGGATTTGCCAGGGCCAAATAGGCATGGATCGTTACCAATGCCGACGCCCCTATTCTACGGTACTCCCACGAGATTACGTTGGCTGTACTGTCTCCTCGGGGAAACATTCACGGCTACCCTTCTCGCATTCTGCAAGAAACACCCACCCCCCTGCGGGGGACTGCCGACCCTCGCGGGAGCAGTCTTTGTGATCCTCATCCTCGCTGCCACATTGCAGCAACTGAGCAAGGATCCGGCCTGTACCCAGGTCTGCGTTGGCGGGCTGCGACACATCCCCGCAAGCGGGGGCGATCAACAGGGCAAATAGGGCGATGGTCAAAAATTGAGTCATGTTGTCTCCTAGTGATTTTCCAAAATACCCCCCGGAGGTTAGCCGGGGGGTGTGCGATTACGGGAGTGCTATGAGATTAAGCGGGCACACAAAAGGCGGCGACCTGCATTGCAATCAGTCGCTGGCTTTTTTGATGCTCGTCAATAATCCCCAACATAGCCTTGACGGGACTATGAGCGGTCAATCGGGACTTGCCCACCGATACACTCTGGCCCCGAGTGTAGAAAGTTCCCACGCATTCACGGCCCCAATACACCCGGCTCACTACCTCAAATGCTTCGGTGCGGTGCTCAACCGTATAACCGTCAACCCCTGCGGGCATAAGGCACGGCATAACTTGGCCTGGGTAAACCAGGCCAAACCATTTACTGTCGTTCTCAGGCCATACCCGGCCAACCCTGGAACCTGGTTTCTGCCGACCCGCCATATTAAATGCAAGGTCTGCATCGCCAGGGCCAACCTCAACCGCTCCCAGAACCCGAGTCACAACCCCGTCAATCTCAGCCAGCCAATTGCGTGTATCCATCTGCTCAAATCTCCTAAATCCTTAACTATCACGATAGTACCGTGCTATCCTCAACTAGGCAAGTACCTAGTTGAGGGATTTATGGAATCATTGCAAAAGCTCCGAAAAGCCAAGAACCTAACCCAGCTTGGCCTAGCCGAATCGCTGGGCGTAGACGTTGCGACGATTAGTGGGTGGGAGAGGGGCAAGCACCAGCCCACCCCCTCAATACGAGAGCGCTACGCTGAGGCCCTGGGCATTACCGTGAAAGCACTACAGGAGATCATAAAACTGCCGTGAAATAAAGCGGCATTGATCACAGTATGGCTGGGCGCGGCGGGGTATATTAATGAATAATTTTAGGCAATTACCCTGATATGTCCCTGGCCCTGGAGCAAGCCAAATACGAAGCGCGGTTCCTAGAGCGGCAGCCGCTAGTCTTTGAAAAACTGCGGCTCCAATACGCCTTAGATATTGAGACTGACGCGGCTAACCAGGTGTACCGGATCCAGTGCCATGGGGACTCCGAGGCAGCGGCCCTCGTTGATCGAATCAAGGGCCAGTTAAACGTGCGTCGTGGATGGGGCGTTGAGGTTATTTAAGTTTGGGGCTGCTGCCATATAGATATTGACCATCCCCTCCACCAGCCCCGCCGCGCCATTGAGCAATTCTCCCTCGTTGTGGTTTGGGATATCCCATCCACACAGCAGCGCCTGCACCCGGCTGGGGTCGATCTTAGTGGCCGCTGCAACCTTGGCAATATCAGCCTCAGTTGGCGGGATGCTGAGGCCCATAGGCTTAAGCAACATCAACAGCAAAGGATTCGCCGGATCACACGGCAGATCTGGCTCTGGCTCCACCTCTGGCGCGGCATCATCTACCGCCTGGGCCAGTTCCATCAACCTATCTAGTACCGCATTGCCGAGGGTTTGGAGCTGTTCAGCGTCATCAAGGGCATCAACTGTATTGAGGATAGCGCCCATAGTGAGCCCCCCCGGCACTGGCATATCGCCGCCGAGTATTGTGGCAGCATTGGGCCACTCCAAGGCATCATGCCGCCCAGGGCCTACGCCTGGGGGTGGGGCTACTCCAGGGCCGTACAGTAGCCAATCGTAGCCAGCCGACAATGCTGACTGCGGGGTATCGCCCCAGATCCGATGCCGGTCTTTGGGTGCCCTGGGGCCGGGTTTGGCAAAATTGTCATAGGCGCTGATCAGTTGCTTGTCCCGATCGCTGCCCTCTGCTACCTCGTTGGTGATGGCCTGCAAATAGAGTGCAATCTTGAGCACTGAGCGAGGCTCAAATGCCGTGGCACCCTTAAGCCAGCGAGTAATTGAGGTAGCCGTGATTCGGCCCCGCACGCCAGCCCCGACCGTGATGTCGCTCATGTCCCTCGACATTGCAGCATCGGTGTACTCCCAGCCGCGCACGGCGATCGAGGCATCAATGGCATAGCGCATCATGCCCGCCAGGTTGGGCGCGAATTTTTGGGCAATATGCGACGATTTCGGGGCCATACAGCACCAGGGTAGATTTAGGCATACAGTACACAGTACCACGTAGGAGTACTACAGCAATCAGTACCAACCCCACACCCCGGTATAAAGCCTGCGTAAAGCTCTAGAATCTTGCAGTACTGCCATGATATTGTGTAGGAGTCCTACACCAAGGGAAGGGCTGAAACCTATGCCCAAGGCGAGATTAAAGGAAACGCGGCGGGATGATATTGTTCCTGCCACGCTGCGAAAGTGGCGAAAAAATCATGGCAAGGTGCTCGGGATTGAGTACACCCAGGGCCATGTGGCGCTTGCTTGCAGCGTGACACTGCGAACGGTGCAGAGTTGGGAACAGGGCTGGCGCAGACCGGGGCCGACGGTAGACCCGGAAAGCCTAGCCCATGCCTACGGGGTGACGGTGGCTGCTGTTGACATTTTGCTAGGAGGTGCTCATCGTGGCCAATAAGCCAAATTGGGCACCAATCAAAGACCCAGCGGCCATCCTGGCCCACAACATTGCAATCTTGCGGGAAAACGGTGTCCCGCCAATGGAGATTGCAATCAGCCTAAAGTGTTCCTTCGAGGATGCTGGGGTAACTGATCAACCCATCCGCCCTAAGCACGATCGCCGGTCGCAACCGGTATCAGAGGCCCAGGTGTTATCGGCCATAGCCGAGGTTGCGGCTAGGCCACTGGGGCCAACCCGGCGATGCCGCCAAATAATGCTCCTGTTAGGAGTTGGTGAAAAGCGATTCGCCGCGTTTCGCCAACAATGGCCAGCGGTTGAGGCCGCTTGCCAAGAGCTCTACAAAACAAACCAAACAACCTCACCAACTGAGCAGTCGGCTAGATCCCAGGCGACCCTAACTGCCGTTATTGAATGGGCCGATGCCCAAATGGCGGCGGGGGAGGGCGTTAGTCTCCACGCCGCCTGCCGGAGTGCTCAGAAGGGCAATGGATGGCTCAGTGTGCTCTGCTGCAAGGGTGATGCCAGGGCAATTGAGTTGCGGGAACGGATCCGCAAATACAACAAGGAAAAGGACAACGCATGAACATTTGGAAATGGACAACGCCTAATGGCCAATGGGGTCTTGTGAAAGCCGACGATGATGACATCGCATGGTTTGCAGTGATTTGTTTGACAGGGCAAGCGCCTGAAGCAGTGGAGTGGGTGCGGGAGGTGACCGCGCCATGACCATTTACTTAGACGATGTATTGCAGCGCTACCCTCGGGGCCGTGCAATTGACTTGCCTGTGGATGTGCTGACAGCAGTCGCCAGCAGGGCTCGGATCACAATCGGATCTCAGGATTGGAAGGCACGAGCCGCCAAGGTAGTAGATCAGTACAGGAGACAACGCAATGACGACCCCAACCACAACGATTAAGATCATCACCCCCCAGGGTGAGGTCAAAGACAAGCAGGTCGCCTTAGTGGTGGCCTACACAAACAGCCCGCTGGCGATCACAGCCAGCGCCCACGACCCAAACTCATACTCCATCACGCATCTGCCCAGCGGGCATAGGCTAGGGCCAAGCCACCCAGACCAGGGCGAATTGACCCAGTTACTTGAGCGGCTGATTGCACTGCCCTGGAGCAATGATCCAGCTAAAGCAATTGACCCCACGTTGCTTGCCTCAGCAATTGCCATTAGCCAGGATTGGATTAAATGTTTTGGCCTACCTACCAGCAAGACAACACCATGATCCAGCCGCACCTGGCCGCGCATGTGCCGGGGCTATAGCATGATCACCGCTATGGCCCACGCCATCATCACCACCGCAGTCCTGGCCCAGGCCGCGATCGCACTGACAGTTATGCTCCGGGCCTGGGGGCACAACCCAGAAAAAAAAAATCTCACAGTAATCGTATAAGATGCTATAATCATGTAAACACCAGGGGGATGTATGAAATTTCGCTTTTTGCTGGCCGAGCTAATGGCCCAGCGCCAGCTAACTCAGCAGGCGTTAGGCGAAGCAACGGGGCTTAGCCCTGTGACTATCGGCAGTTGGTATCATGGCCGCGCTACTAGGGCCGACCTGGGCACGGCTGCAACGCTGATGCAATACTTTGGGCTTTCCTCCCTGGAGCAGTTGATCCAGGCGGAACCTGATTCTTCAGGGTGTGACAATCTCGCGGCGTGACCGTGAGCGGGCAGTCCTGGAACCCCGTTCAAAGCTAGGAGCCATAACCTTTATCAATGGATGGATTCACTATGTTTTTCACCAACCAATCCGTAGAACTCAGCGCAGACGATCTGGCCTTTATTGAGGGACATGAATCAGTTGGCGGTGGTTTGCCGTACCTGCAATCGCTGACTCATCCCAATGAGGATGCGGTCGATGTTAAAGACGCCCGACCCTGGGGGTTCTACATCAACAAAGAACAGGCCGAAGGAATTAACTTTGTCCCTGATACCAACTGGAAGCCCATCACCTTCTACACCGTAGAGGGCAGCGGGTTTGATAAGGCCGTGCTTGAGATGAAGCCCGCCAAGCGCACCGCCTACGAAAAAGAAGGCAAGACCATCACTGAGCATAAAGGGTTTACTTCTACTACTCTAATGTTTCACCTCATCTACCAATCAGATACGGAGGTGGAGCGTAAGGACGAATACCAGGGCAAGCCCTATTACAAGTTTGTGGGGTTGCGGTTTGGTGATGAAGACTACAACGCCACGATGGAGGCGCTATTAGCCGAGCGTGATGGCGATGGCAACGCCACCCACCGCTGGAGCCAGCGGTATATGTTCATCCTGGTTGATGCTGATGGCAAGCCACTGCATGATGGCGTCATTACCTGGCGGGCCAAGGGCGGGGCTGGGGGTGCCTTCTCCATGGAAATGCGGGAGGTATTCAAAGACCTCATTGATGCATGGGCAAAAGGCAAGGGCAATAGCCGATTACGCATGTTCCCTTCCAACAATCGCCACGCTGGAGACATGCGTTCCCTAGTACGGTTAGGGATGCAGTTCGACCTATATAAATCGGGGGCAGACCGTGCTCCTTACCTGAGCCCCATTAGCCGAGTCCTACCTACGGGTGACCCTGCCGAGACCAAACCAAAGGATGCAAAGCGGGGTAAGGATGGCGATCGCACTATCAAGCTCTACCCGTCGCTGCTAGTCCATGGCAATTTAACACCGATGATGGTGGCCCCAACCTCTGAGCTAGGCCAGCGGATCAATGCCGCGATTGAGGAGTATGCCTCATTCCCATTGCCGAACCAAGGCAAGGACGGCGAGGCTGAAACCGTCGCACCGTCCGGCCCTATTGCCTGGCATGGGTCGGGTATCGTTGACGCCGCCAGCGTCACATACCGCACTGATGGGTGGGCCGTTATGCAGCTCTTAACTGAATCTGCGGCCATCACCCTGATGGTTGAGGATCAGGAACTGGCAGACACATTGGTAGGGGCCGTGGGTAACGTTACGGTTGAGGGTGCCCGCTATCCAGACGGCACTGTTCACGTCGCCAGCGCATTAGTATCGGCACCTACGGCTGTTACTACTGAGCAAACGGCCCTAGTCGCTGGGTTCTAATCGCCAAAAAATAGCCGTGGTGCGACCAACACCACGGCTATTTGATTTACAGTCCAGAGTAGGGAGATACAACTAAAAATATGATTACTACAGATTGTAGCACAGAGACTACACAGCACGAACAGATCGCCGCTGCCCTTGCCACTGCGATTGAGCATGGGATGGTGGTGTGGGATCCCCGTGTTGAATGGGATAGCGAGGATCCAGACTATGAGGCACTGACCGAGTTATCGCCACACCGCGCTGCGTTGAGGCGGTTGGGCATCGTATTCCCCACTAAGGCCCGCTACCGCGATCGCCTTGAGGTAGTGCCCCAGGGTGCTGAGACTTGGGCGGTGCACAACCTCACCAAGGGCACGGAGTACACCGTTACCACCAAAGGCCTACGGCTGGACTGCACCTGCGATCAGTACGGCAATGGATTCTGTAAGCACCGGGAGGCGGTGGAGGATTGGCGGGACGAGCATGGCCGTGCGGTGGTTCCCCCGGCATGGGTTGACGACACAGACCCCCAGTCCGCAATGCTTGAGGTGATGGGCGTCATTGCAACACCCCCCGCCCGAACCTACGACTTCACCCCACACTGGACGGTGCCATTCCCGCCCAGTGATGAGCAATCGGCAGCGCTCCAGGCCATGGCGGCATGGTACGACAGCCAAGACCCTATCTTTAGGCTCACGGGCTATGCAGGCACCGGCAAAAGCACAGCTATCCAGGCCTTTATCAAATACCTGCAAGCCCTTACCCTGCCCCCTCGGATTGCCGTCGCGGCCCCCATCAACAAGGCCGTAAAGGTACAGCAACGAATCCTAAGGGCTTGGGGCCTTGGCTCTATTCCCACCCACACCTGCGCTCAACTCTTTGGGGTCAAGCGCAAGGTAATTGACGGGGTGGAGGAGTTTAGCGTAGACCCTGATGCCTACCCCTATTACAAGGACTACAACATCATTGCCATTGACGAAGCCAGCACGATCAACGCTGAGCTTTGGGGCATCCTCTTAGACGCGGCCCACAGTGGGTTAATGGCCCCCCGATTCATCGTCATGGGTGACCCGGCGCAGCTACCCCCGATCAACGAAGGCGAGTCCCTGGCCTTCCGCCACGCCTGCCCCAGTGCCCACCTAGCCACCGTACAGCGCTACGATGGCCCGGTCGCTGAGCTAGCCGACAACTTCAGACAGCACCTCGATCGCGCCATATTCCCCACCTTCACTACAGCCTTCGACCCTGAGACCAGGAAAGGGGTCTATGCCTGCGACCGCCCTACCTGGGAGGCGTTGATCAAAAAGGTGTTCACCTCTGACGAGGCCCGCCGCGATCCAGACATGGCTAAGATTCTGGCTTACCGCAACGTCCGGGTCGATGCCCTCAACGTGATGGTACGCAATGCCCTGGGCTACCGTACCCCGTGGGTGGTGGGTGAGCGGATTATTGCCCTGGCCCCCTATGCAATCCCTGGACAAATGGTGCTGAGTACCTCGGACGAGGCAGCCATCCTCAGCATTTATGAAATTACTCTCATGGGACTACCGTGCTGGCAACTCACCCTAGATAATGGGGGAGCCATCCCGGTGCCCAAAGACCCCGCCGCATTCAAGGCCCAACTTGATGAGCTAAAAAAGACAAAGCAGCACGGTAAGTATTGGCTCCTAAAGGAGTCAGTTGCTGATGTGACCTACGCCTACGCTCTCACAGGCCACCGGGCGCAGGGCAGTACCTACCGCTATGCCTTCGTCGATGTGGCAGACCTGGCCCGCTGCAAGGGCATGGCGAGGACGGTTGACGGCGATCGGGTTTATGAAAAAAACCAATTGGCCTATGTTGCCTTTTCGAGGCCCACTGAACGGTTGATTTTGAATACAGGTAAATAGGAACACCCCATGGTTGCTAGCCCCATAGTTTCACGGGAGACTCACGATAATTTGTCTCCCGACCACTTCCCCTACTTCCTCGAACGCGGATTCAACTTTGACCACATCCAGCTAATCCAGTCCTGGGGTGTTCGCTCGATCAACCTACAGGAGTCCCTACGGCTAGGGATCAAAAAGTACGACCCTGGCACCAAAAGACACCTCAGTGATGGGGGTATCTGGTTCCCCTTCACCAGCACCTATGGCCAGGTCAGGTTCAACACCCCCCTAACCCTCAAGTCAGGGGAGACATTCAAATACCTCAGCCCTCGACAACCAGCAAAGGCCTGGATACCGCCAGGGGGCCATGGGTTTGGGTCAGTGGAGGCCATCACCGAGGGCTGGGCCGATGCCGCTGCGCCGACGGTAAGGGGCGTGCGCACCGCCGCGATCGTGGGAACCTACAACGTAATCTACAGCATCGACAAAGACTGTGGTGTGCCCCTTATCTACGACTCTGATGGGTGGATGAAACCCCAGGTAATGAGGGCTTTGATCCTGGGAGCACTCTGGACGAATGGCCGGGTAAATCTTTTCCCGCAAATGGAGGCTTACCCCAGCGGTGGGGGCAGTGAGTTTTTTAGGTCGGGCCGTACCATTGCCGACTACCAACAGCTCATCAATGAGGCCCTGACCCCTCACCAGTTGATCAAAAAATGGATCGGGTTCTGGCCCCAGATGGATAGGGCCACTCAGACCAAGGCGATCGGAGTAGCGGCTGAGGCCGCTTACTGGATTCGCAACCCTGACCAGGTGCTGAAATACCTGGAGCAATGCCGAGAGGAAAAGATCCCGGTTGAAGTTGGCACCAGTATTTACCACGAAGAAACCCACATTGACTTCCTATCCCAGGCCATCGAGGAACCAACATGAGCCGCCTAGCCCAGATCGCTGATACTGACCTTGATGCCCTGCTATACGACATCCGCACAGCTACCAAAATTTACGACAAACGAGACTTTAATAAAAAAGTAGTGGGCAAGGCTGAGCAAAAAATGCTCAAACTGGTTCAGGCCGTCGCCGTCAAAGAACGCCAGGACATTGAAGACGAAGACCGCTACACCCTGCCCAGCGGTATCACTATTGAGCAGCACCTATTTAACTTGACATTTTGCGACAAAGAACGGCCCATCAAGGTGATTGACCACGCCTTTAGGCAGTACGACCCAGAGTATGGGTACTGGGCCAGCATTCCAGACGAAGAACTAGAACAGCGGGTGCTCCAAAACGCTGAGCTATCCCATTACCCACCGACCAAGACCGGGCCAGGGCGATCGCTGGCAACGGCGGCGAATGTGGAAAAGGCGATGAAGTTTGCGGGTAAGAAGTTATTCGCTTCGACCCACAAGACCAACAGCAAACACCTGATCGCATTTCGGAACTATACCGTTTGCACCAAGACAGGCGACACCAGAGACCACAATCCTGATTACCACATCACCACATGCCTACCCTATGACTATGCCCCTGGGGCTGCCTGCCCCCCGGCGATGCTGGGCTACATTGCCAGTAGCTTTGGTGACTCCCAGGTTGAATACGTCCGGGCTGCGCTAGGGCTGATCCTCGACCTGACGGCCCCTGACCGGTTTATCCATCTAACGGGTTCAAGTGGTTCTGGCAAGGGGGTTTTTACCCGGCTGATTATGAAGTTCTTTGGGTCTGAGTCGGTAGGTTCACCCAACAATTTCAAGATTTTTGCCAACCCCGACCAGGTGCACCAATACCTATCCGGGAAAAGACTACTGGCCATTGATGACATCGTAGGGTTTATTGGTGAAGAGATTGGCCGGTTTTACACCGCCGTCGAGCGCACCGCGATGAATGCCCGGTGTTTATTCCAACCCAAGGGCTATACCCAGCAGTTTGATTGCCGGTATACCGTGGCTAGCGTGGGTCAGCTATCGGCCAAATACAGCAACTCTAAAGGCTGGGAACGGCGGGTTTTCCCATTGCCGACGGTTAGGGCATCCAGGCAAGAGGAGGACGAACGGCTAGAAATTGAACTAGAGAACTGCATAGCCGACATCGTGAGCTGGGCTTTGGGTCAGGATAAATCCCTGAGAAACGATATCCTACGCCACCCCGCCAAATACAATCCCGCCGCCGCCGAGTACTTCAGAGATGCCGCATTCAGCAGCAGCAGCGCCTGGGCCTTTATTGACGAATGCCTAGAGCCTAGAATCCCCAGCGTTACCGATGCCTTTGACGACCAGGGCGTCAACGAGACTGAACTTTACCTGGCCTACAAGGCCTATACCGCTGCCGTGGGTAAGCCGCCGATGAGCCGTGATGGGTTTGTCCATGAGCTGCGCCAGGTGCTGCCCCTGAACTGGGTCGATCGCCGGTCGGGTGGCAAGGTCAAGCGGCGGTTTGTTTATATCCGATTGCGCCCTGCCTTTGAGTTTGGTGAGTTTGGGGCGACCTGCAACATGGAGGCCCGAGGTTATGACGGGGTGCTCCAGTTTAGGGAATGGTCAGCCAAGTATGGGTTTATGCATCCATACGACCCCGGTGATCTTCTTGAGCTTCTTTATGGTTGCCGCCTCAAGTGGAATGATCACCCACGCCCATGGATAGCTGAGTCAAACGATGGTGAATCGCTAGTGTGCATCCATTCAGATGATGAAATTGGCTCAAGGCTATTCGCCGAAGTCCCAGCATCCGAGCTAAGTCGATGGCCAAACGACCCACCTCAGCCACCCCCATCAGAGCCTTGTGCAGACCATGCAGGGCAAACAGGCCTGCTTTCTAGCGTAGAACCCGTGTGTGTTTCCGAAAAAATTCCGCCGCACACACAGCCAAATAATTTCAACGAAGGCCTGCATGGCCTGCACACCCCGCACAGCACAGACCCAGAGCCCGTTAGCCCGTCACAAGGTTGTTTTGATGGCGATGGGCAAGTGGTGACGCCATGGCTTACCCCTGGCAAACCAGCGTGGTGGACGGATTTTGAGCAGCGATTGATCGAGGCCACCACCTGGGAGCAATTGCAGCAGGCTAAGACCAAGACCTCAGCGAGCAGGCGCAGCCAGATTATGAACACCTGGGACAGGGATGGGCGCTACGAATGGCTCAAGGGCAAGGCCGCACGGTTAGAGACTGAGGCTCAGGGCCAGCAACAGCAGGGGCTCAACGTGGGGGGTATGGAATGATGGCCGCCTATTACAACGAGATCGACCCAAACGCAGCGCAGTGGTTGAGGGAATTAATCAAGATGGGCGCGATCGCCCCTGGTGACGTAGACGAACGGAGTATTGAAGATGTCTTTCCAGATGACCTTAGAACTTACAGTCAATGCCACTTCTTCGCCGGAGTCGGGGGATGGTCACTCGCCCTCAGGCTTGCAGGATGGCCAGACGATCGCCCCGTGTGGACAGGTAGCGCCCCCTGCCAACCGTTCAGCGCGGCAGGCAAAGGAGGCGGGATTGCTGACGAGCGGCACCTATGGCCAGCGCTCTTTTGGCTCATCAGCCAGTGTCGCCCTGAGACAGTCTTTGGTGAGCAAGTTGCATCAAAGGATGGCCTCGGATGGTGGGATATTGTTTCGGCTGACCTGGAAGGAGCGGGTTACGCCTGCGGGGCAAACGATCTATGCGCTCCGGGGCTCGCCGCAGTCGCCAAAATCCCAGTTGACTTTGTTGATGAATTTACTGGAAAACCATTTACGGTCTTACTCCGAGATGTACCCAGCAGTGCGCCCCATCTTCGTCAACGCCTTTACTGGGTGGCAAACACCGACAGTCCAGGACGGCAATGGCAGGGACAGACACAATCAGCGGGGCGGGGGCATAACCCTATCGCTATTGGGGGAGAGCAGGTTAGCCCCCTGGCCAACGCCCAATGTCCCGAACGGGGGGCGATCGCCGAAGGATGGGGCAGTGAGCAGCACGGGGCAGTCGGAGAACGGCAAGCGCCAAGTGGATCTACAAATGGCAGCACGGTTAGCACCCTGGCCCACCCCGAAAGTGCAGAATGCGAATGCACCAGGGGAACACGGGCAGGGCGGGCAGGATCTACAGACCGTCGCCCTTGGGACAACCCCATCTGGCTCCCCTGCGCCGACGGAAAAGCGCGGCCAGCTCAATCCAGCATTTTCAAGATGGTTGATGGGATATCCTGTAGAATGGGATATAGCGGCTATCAATGCGTATCGCTTAAGGAAGAAGAGGAAATAGAAGATGGGCCGACCACGAAAGCTAGATCCAGAGAAGTACTGCGAAATGTGCGGGATTCTGTTGATCCGGAAGGTTTACGGGGGTGTGAGGTTGGAAGATCTTTCGACTTTCAAGAAGCGGAAGTATTGCAACCAGAAATGCATGGGCGAAGCGATGGAGGGGACGATCAAGGTAGAGAACCCCAAGAATTACCGCCGTCAATCTGTGAAGACCCGCAAGGGGAATTGCGAGAAATGCGGCAGGGGGGATTCTTTGCTGCATGTCCATCACAAAGACCACAATCCCATGAACAACGACCCGTTGAACTTGACGACGTTGTGCGGTTCCTGTCACCGTCTTTGTCATTCGCCCAACTACACGGAGATGGGCGAACCGAATCAGCCTTGCAGAATTTGTGGCAAACAATCGGCGAGGCAGCAGCTTTGCAATACCCACTTAACCAGGCTGAAGAAGCATGGCGATCCCTTGCTGAAGAAGGTAAAGCAAGGCTCAGAATGGGTTTTGACCCGTGTAGATGGGTAGAAATTCAGCAATACACCAATCCGTTGGTTAATGGGCTACCCCGTGGAGTGGGATATAGCGGCGATATTAGCCCACAGACAGCGCAAAACACGGCAGAAGGGCGGGGAATGAGACTAAAGGGGTATGGCAACGCCATAGTCCCTCAACTGGCCGCTGAGTTTGTTGCAGCAACTATGGAGTGTCTGTAATGTTCTTCCCAAAATCTCATAGTCTTCCCGTGATGGGAGACACGGTACGCATCGACCACAACCCCGAACCCTACACCTGGGACAGTGATGGCCGCTACGAATGGCTCAAGGGCAAGGCAGACAGGTTGGAGACTGAAGCAAATAACGCAACACAAGGGAGCTTAGGGCAATGACATTTCTAATCAGCATTGGGCAGTGGAGCGGGATTTATTTTTATAACGGGTTTACCACTAGGCTGTGCCTTGGGTGGGTAGCTTTCACGTTCATTCCATTAGACGACACGGAAATAATGCAGCACAAATAATGTTCTTCCCAAAATCTCATAGTCTTCCCGTGATGGGAGACACGGTACGCCTCGACCACAACCCCGAACCCTACACCGTGGGCATGGTGACACCCGATCGCACCTGGTATCACCTCATAGAGCTAGATGAGCCGGTGCGGGTGGAGTGTTTGGCCTGGTATCCACGGGTGGGGGACAGGGTAGAGGTGCTGTTTTGCCCCTACTTCAAATGGCTACGAAGCCGCTTTGACCATCACTGGTCGAGGTGGTGGGCGGAACCGGGGGAGCGGCGGGCGATCGAGGCGACCCTAGACCGGATCAAAGCCGCGATGAAAGAGGGTGTTCGCTACCGGGTGGGTGACCTGATGAAGGTTGAGGGCGACTTAGCAGAGGTGCAGTTTGGCAGCACCGCCGAAGTGTTGCCGATGAATTGTGTAGCAGTAGCGAGGGTTTTGATAGATGCAACAGTTAAAGGCAACACCGGGGACGACACAGCGGATCGGACTGGTCGAGAAGCCGCCTAATGTGAAGCTCAAACCCATCTCCGAAGATGAACTACGGGAGGGGGCCGAATGGATGGCGATGCTATCTAAAGACTATGGATTTAAACCAGGGGCTATTAAATCCAAGAGCACCCAGAGCTACACCAGGGGCCTCACCACTGCCTGCATACGGGCGATGAACCGTTACCACGACCGAGAGACATGTTTCCCCGCCAGCGAAACCTACAACGCCGCCACTGGGCGGAGCGGGGATATTCTGGGCATCGTTGACGCGATTGTGATGGAGGTGGCCCCAGTACCCCGGAACCGATGGGTGCAGGCGTGCGGTCGAGACTGGCAAAGCCACATCACCAAAATGGCCGACTATGACCACGTCAATCGGGTGCGGCAAATCCTGGCGAACGAAACCCACACACTCGAACTCTGGGGATGGGTACAGTTCCCTGGATTCACCAAAGGGGGCGGCAGGGCCAAAACCATGTTCTGGTATCCCAGGGTGCAGGTGATTACCCTTGACTTCATCCTAGGCCAGGAGCCGCCGCGATTCGTGCGGTTCTGGGAGGCGTAACCTGTAACCCTTGCCCCGTAACGCATACAACCCCGTCATGGTGGCGGGGTTTTTCTTTGTTCGATCGCCCTGTGCAGGCCGTGCACCCCAAACACCCCCGGTTTCTAGCGCAGAAGTCGTGTGTGTTTCCTAAAAAATTCCGCCGCACACACACCCAAATAATTTCAACGGAGGCCTGCATGGCCTGCACACCCTGCACAGGGCGACCAGGATTGCGACCCAGAACCCTTGACGCTATCATGGCGCTGTCGTACAATTGTCGTGCAAGTCTTAGGAGATTATGGACGCAATGACTAAGGCAGGATTGTTTGCAATGCTTGATGCCTTGCAGGAAGAAAACAGACATCTGCAAACAAGTCTTTGTTATTGCAAAGACTTGTTGGTGATTTACCAAACAGGTTTTTTAGACATTTGCCGCCAAGATGGACGCATTGGAGAGGCTAAGCATAATGGCTAGTTACAGGTTACAAGTCAGGCTTTGTGAGCCTGATTTGCTCAGACGGATAAATGCCGCTGCTGCCAGGGAGAGGCTGTTTAGGCCGGAATGGGTGCGGCGAAAATTGCGGGCTGCCGTAGAGCAGTCTGAGGCTGCCCAACAAAAGGCCGAAGCTGCTGCCGACTATGCAGCGGCGTTAGCCAGGGGGGAGGGTGCGCCGTTATGATTCTTTCTTTTGGTTGGACAGCCCAATACCTCCCGCCCGCTGGGGCTAAAGACACCACCCGGCGCATTTGGAAGCCCAAAACCCTAGCCATTTGGCATCGGGCCTGGGACGAAGGGCGGCTAGAGCACGTTGCTGTAGACAAGTGCTTAGCTTATGGAGGCAAGCGGATTGGGCGGATCAAGCTCACAGCCCGGCCTGAGTTAGAGCCGCTGTACAAGATGCCGGAGTCAGACTTGATCCGCGAGGGCGGCATGTGTTCTACAGTGCCTGGGTTTATTGATGCCTATTTTGGCGGCAATGCGGATCAAGAGGTAGCGGTAGTGCGGTTCAAGTTTGAGGCGATTGTATGAAAACCACAATTGACCTCGATCGCCTTGCCGCCTTGACCGCCTCATTGGAATCAGGGCACCCCATTGAGGCGGTGTTGCGTAAACATGGGATCTACGAGCGTTGGAGTGCCTACGACGTGGTAATTCGGCAACAAAAGAACTGGCGTTTTTTGATGTCGGCGACCAATAATGCTTACCAAAAACAATGGGCAGAGGCGGTGAAGGAATTGGAGCCGTGCATTAGGGCAATGGCTAAGGAGTTGGGGCTATGACAACCATGACCGCTCTTGACTACACCCCGACCATTGCACCCCGCCGCAAGGCCCGTAAGTACACCAGCGAGGAACGGCAGTGCTGGAGAACGCCCAACACGCCAGATCAGCCTGTGCTGCACTTGGTAGCCCGTGCCCTTGGTGGTGAGATTGGAATTGACGTTACCGCCGACGCCGATCGCAGCGTACCCGCCCAGCACCACATTACAAAGGCTATGGACTGCACCAGCTTATTAAGCTGGCCCATGACAACGCGAAATTTTACAGCGTTTATGAATCCACCCTTTGAAAATCCGCATGTTTACCTAGACATGCTTCGACGATCAATGGATCCTGAGTTTGGCGTGGTCACCCAATCAATCGCGCTGCTTAAAACAGGCACTTTGCACAACCAAAAGTCAGGGGCCATCATCAAGGCTAACGCTAGCGCCGTCTGCCATTGGGGCGCGGGCAAAGTCGGGCGAATGGGGTTTATTGACTGCGACGGCTACCAGGTCACCGGGGCCGATTTTGACACAGTGCTGGTTTACTTTGGCAAGGATCCGTTTTTGTTTTGCCAGGTCTTTGAGCATTACGGGCTGGTGTCAAAGGTGGTGCTATGAGGCTGGCAGCTATGAAAGACATCACCTGCACCTACTGCACCAAGCCATTTACCGCCAAGCGGCTGCGAGAATGCTGCGATCGCTCTTGTGCGGCTAGGCTAGCGCAGACCCGTCGAGGGCTTACCCCGTGGGAACCCGAGGCTGAAATGTGGCTAGAGGAAAAGGCAGGAACATTGCCATTTTTTACCCTGTGCCGCCGGTTTAATACCATGGCCCGACGTAAGGGCTGGGGAGAGCGCAGTGAGAATGCAATGCACGTCAAGGTGCAACGGCTCAATCTGAGCAAAAAATGCACCGAAGACAATATGACCCGCAGGGAATTGGCCAGGGTATTGGCCATCAAACCTGATCGGGTTAGGGCATGGACTAGGGCCGGGTTACCGTGGCAAAAAGTCGCCCGCAATCAGGCGGCAATCCGTGTTGCTGACCTACGGGAGTTCCTACTGGCTAACCCGGAGCGAGCAACAGGTGTCCCTCAGCAAGAACTAGGGTGGCTGATTGGGGAGAGCGCAGCTGCGATTATTGCCAATGCTGAGCACTCCCAACGAGGTTACCCACGCCCAGTTATATGCATTGATACTGGGGAAAAATACCCTGGCATTAAGGCCGCAGCCCGCGCAAAGTTCGTGGTGCAGAGCAGCATTCGCAGCGCCATACTGCGCGGCGGTAAATCAGCAGGCTACCGCTGGGCCTACCTTGATCAATTGCAGGCGTAGCCCCACAATCTCACAGCACACCCATGAGGCCCACACCATGTTAACCACACAGACCAAGACCGCACTCAACACCGCGATCGCCGCCGCCGAGCCCCGGTTGCAGGCTGGGGAGTTCCTCGCCCATTGCATCATCACCAACCCCGACGACTACCCCGCCGATATGCTGGAGGCAGCACAAGTGATCCTGGCCCCGGTTGAGTTGAAGGGGGTGGGGGCGTGACTTTGGCAATTTCTATAGGCTCTTGGGGTGGGTTTTATTTGCACTGGGGCCACACCAAGCGGATTTGTATTGGGTGGGTAGCGTTAACCTGGTTGCCCTGCGATCTAGACAGCTTAATCTACCCCACCCCCCTAACCTCAACTCCCACAACATCCCCGCCCTCAATCACAACCCGCTCAATCAACTCCCCATAGATTGACCGGCGGGATTCGGGGGGCAGCTCCGACCACTTGACCCAGCCCAGTCCCTTAATCTTCTCCCGCAACTGATCCACCCCCGCCGCCTGGTGACCCTGGGCGGCTTTTGCGTGGGCAATCTCCAGCTCAATCGCCTCAATCTCCGCTGCAATGGCAGGCCGCCCCGCCAAGGGCCGCAGTTGTTCTATCTCTGCCTCCCACGCCGCAATTCTGGGATCTATGCCGTCAGAGGGGGCCAGAACTGCGCGGGCAATCATCTCAGCGGATTCTAGGATCGCCTCCTGGATTGCAGCCTCGATCGCATCCGCCCGGACACACCGCAGCCGGTTGGCGCAATCTATTTGCCCACAGCGAAAGTACCGGCTTTTGGCATTGTGGCGGATCGTCGCCTTACGCCCGCAAACCCCACAGACCACGATGGAGGGCACCGCGTGAATCGTGCGGCCCTGGTTCGCGCCCCATAGCTGGCTATTGAGGTCAAGGCGCGCCCGGATGGTGGCAAACTCTGAGTCACTCATCAAAGCAGGGTGGGTGTTGTAGATCAGGTCGATCGCCTTCTTCGCGCCTGCCTTGCGCTCTTGTTTGGTCAGCCCACCCCGGCTGTAGGCTAGATGCCCTCGAAGTACAGGATTCATTAGCCATTGGCGCAGACTGGCCTGGTGTCGCCTTACCCCATGGTCTTGGTAGAGTCGAAGGCAGGCCGAGGTTAGCGACTCCCCGCCTACCAACTGCTCAATCACGCCGCGAGCTATGGGCCACTGTTCTGGGTTGGGCTCCAGTGCCGAGCGATCGCTGTTCAGCCTGTAGCCCCAGGCAGGCCGATTGCACAGGGGGCGATTGTTGCGGCGGCGGTAGTCATTGCCCCGACGTACCCGGTCGCTCAGGTCGCGGGAGAAATATTCAGCATAGAGGCTCCGCATTGAAACCGATAGCCAGTCTGCGGCCCGCTCGATCGAGACCACGCCCCCGGAGACCTCCCGCACCGATACCCCTACCGCAGCCAACTTCTCAATAGTGCCCATCCCGACCGACATATTCCTTGCCCAGCGCTGTAGCTCAACTACCAGGATCTCAACCTTGCGGCCCTGACTGGATAGCTCTAATGCCCGCTCAACTAAGGCTAAAAACTGGGGTCGGTCAGGGTCGCGGCCAGACTGAATATCGGTGAAAATTTCTTGGTAACCCGCCCGCGTCAGTTGGTCAATCTGCTGGGTCAAGGCCTGGTCGTCAGTGGCCTGCTCGTCGGTCGAGACGCGGGCATAGGCCAGTGTGTAGGTTTTAGGCACGGCTGCACATCATACAGGCACAACTCCCACCCTACGATGCCGCTGGGGGGCTGTAGCACGGTGTAAAGTCCTGGGTGCATGATGTGCCGGGGAACACCCCAAAAACTATTTCCCGCATGGTTCCCCCGTATGGTGGACGGTGCGCCTGGATTGAGCTACAATTAAAGAAGCTCAATTTACAGGCTATTACGATTATGGACGACGAAGTATTCCCCGATATTGATGTAAGCAGCCTGCCTTGGTTGCCTCTTTTTGTGAACTCGGCGTTTCCCTCCCAGCCATGTATTTACTTTGTCATGGATTCCCAATCATCTGTTAAGTACATTGGGAGGACGTTAGACACCTTTTATCGATGGGGCAGCCATCATAGGTTCGATGAGTTAATCAAGATTGAGGGGGCCAAGATTGCATATTTATTCTTAGACGAGCCAAAGCTCGTAAAGGCTGAAGCAGAGCTTATTAGGCGCTTTGAGCCTCCGCTCAACCGGGTAAATCCTACGGGCAACCCTGCCAACCAAAACCAAAAGGAATTGCCTTTTAGTTCAATCCCGATTCAGCTAAAGATACTTTTTGAGCATGTTGATCTTACCATCGCAAAAGCAGCCCGGAAAGTTTCACAGTCGCAAGCCCAAGGATACAAGAGCGCTCATAAGCGATTTTCAAAATACTTCAAAGCGCCGCCAGAGTCTTTAATCCTTTTTGAAAAAGATATGGATTCGCTGGGGCTTGAATTACTTATCCGGGAAAAGCCTTGAGTCGCCCTTGACAGTCCCCTAATCGGTTGATTAGTATTAATTCAGTCGAGGCAACCACTACTCACCCCTGAGCCTCGCAGGGAATGCCCAAGGAGGGCGAAGATTATGAATTGCGATTACACCTTTACTAACGAAGCTCCTTACTTGAAAGTTAACGGCTTCCCCGTTAACTTAGACGGGTGGTCGGTAGGGACTGACCCTACCCACGCGATTGCAGATCAACACGGTTTTCGGGTAGTTGTTGGATCGGAAGTTGATTGCGCTTCCCGGTGTGACGGTCACTTTTATAAGACCGTAGAATCGGCTGTAGAAGCGGCCAAAGAGCATATAAGTATGGGGATGGAAGCGAATCAGCCGCTTCTAGTCGAAATGGTTGTAAAGGGATTTAAGTTCAACGATGCTTAGACTCCCATCCCGCATAGCCCAGGCGATCGCCAGCCTGGGCTTGACAACCTCAACTGCCGCCCGCAAGATTGGCGGCGACATGGCGGGGTATAAGGCCGCCTACAAGCGCCTGAAGCGCCTCACTGGGCCTAACCCACCCGAGACTATAGCCCTGCACTACTCACCCCTGAGCCTCGAAAACCCCCTCTTTAGAGGGGTGATAGATTTGAATACCCTAGAGGACTAGTATGTTTATGTTTCACAACAACGGACAGGCCGACCAGCCCATTTCGGAATTTTCAGACCATGACTCCATGCGCCTGCACCTGCGAGCAGGCGGCGGCATTGTTGTGTTTGAGGATGGACAGCAATATATACTTGTAGACGTGGAGTCGTATCCAAGCAACTCGATCGCCCGCGAGAAATATTGCGGGACAGCCAACGATTTAGTCGATTCATCCTTCGAGGAGTACGAAGGGATCGACCATCAGGAGCAAGCCATCCAAAAGGCAATGCTCTGGATCTCTGAACGCGAAGCCCATGCCTAGACTCCCATCCCGAATAGCCCAGGCGATCGCCAGCCTGGGCCTGACCACCTCGCAAGCCGCCCGCAAGATTGGCAGCGACATGGCGGGGTATAAAGCCGCCTACAAGCGCCTGAACCGCCTCACTGGGCCTAACCCGCCCGAGACTCTAGCCCTGCTTGAGGCCGACCTTGACGCACTGGGGCTAGAGATTGTAATCGTGACCAAATCCCGCCCCTGACCTGGCAGCGTAATGAGTCTTACCGTTTCTGTCGAATTTCTCTACCATTTCCGCTGTCACGAGTGCGATCGCTGGTGGTCTGTGGGTGATTACGCCTGGGTGGACAAGGCTAATGTTATTTGCCCACACTGCGGATATATCCACGAACTACCTAGCAATCCGCTGTTTGCCGAAGACTTTAAACCCCAAACCACATTATGACCCTCCGCAAGATTGGCGGGGTTTTCTTTGCGTTGCAGGGTACGCGATTAGCGCGTTTGTTTTTGCCGTGCGCGATAATAAATGTGCTGCCGTCGTAGCTGATTGATGCGGAACTATACCAGCGACGGCAGTACCCCTACACCACCCATTCCCGCGCCAGCGCCAGCCGATCCCGCAATGCCGACTCCCGCTCAGTGGTGTGGAACCGCTGCCGACGGAGCCAGGTTACGGCATCCTGGTTGTTACCTTTGGCGTGATTGCACGAAAAACATGCACGAGCCCAGTTAATGGGATCGTCCGTCCCACCCTTGTTGAGCGGGATCAGGTGGTCAATCGTCCCCGCACCCAGTACCCCACAAAAAAGACACCGCCCATCTCCAGATTGGAGCAGGCGGTGTTTCAAGGCTTTTTTGGCGCGGCGTGGATCTTGTTCGTCCAGGTGGATCAACTCATCGTGGCGAGGCATGGCAAGGCCAAACGCGATGCCTCTATTCTACCCAGTGAATCTCAGCCACCCGCACATTATCCCCGGTTGTCCCAATATCCCGCACCGCCTGGGCCAGCGCCTCTTCGCAGGAGTCGCCCGCAGTGATGCCCCAGTAGCTGCCGCCGACGTACACGGCCCATCGCGGGGGTGGGATGGTGGTTCGTGTTGGGGGCATGGGGGCTGCCTCTATAGGTTGTGCCAGTTGGGTGTGACAGATATTTGCAGATTTGCTATCAATAATACTTGCAAGGTACTTGCAAAATACTTACAGTGGCAGTATATTAGAGGGGTAGAGCAAGCAACGAGGCCCCCCAATGAACACTATCGCAATCGCCAACCACCTAAATGTAGCCGCCGACGCCATCGTTGAGGTTCAGGAATGGGCAAAGGTGCTGTGGGTTCGGGTTCGTGGCCTGGGTGCTCGATTCGTTAGCAAAAAGGTAGTGGCGATGACTGAGGATTGGATCAAGGTTGAAGTAGCTTGCGAAGCTGTAGTCGCTGAGCGCAACAGCAAGCGGGCTTGGGTGCTCCGCGAGGGCTACGATATGGGCAACTCCTACCTGATTAAAGAAATTCCTTTATCCACCATGCAGGAAAAAGGATTTAGCCCCCGCATGGTGCATTACGACCGGATTCCTGGGCAAGGGCAGATGGTGCATGTGCCCACTCAGGACGGCGTACTGTTGTCCAACATCGCTGACGCCGCCACCATCGAAGGCCGCGCCGTTTTGGCCCTGACTAAAGCCCCCTGCTGGTAGGTTTCACAGCGCACAGCCGGGAGTAGCGCCCCGGCAATACACCCTTAATCAAGCTATGAAAACTAAGTTTGAATGCCAGTTTAATCCTGGTCAAGTTGATTCGATTGAGCCCCTGATTTTCACTCGAGACCAACTGATTGATTATTTTGCAGAACAAGAGATAACAATGGGGCAACCATTTACGGCCCCACCGATCGATGTGATTGACGACTGCCAATTTACCGAAATGTACCGGGCTGCTGACGTTTTTCAAAGCGGTCTTGTGTACTACGTCCCTCGGAACTAAGCCCACACAGCGCCTTGCCCGGTTCGCTACCGGGCCTAACCATGCCTACCCCACCCCGTAACGTGCTCAGCCTATCGCTGAGCGCAGAAGATCAAGCCCTGCTGGCTGATGTCCTGGCCGAGGCTGGGTTCAGCAAGCCTACCCAGTTCCTGCGGAGTGTCGCCCGTCGCCAGACTGCGATCGGCCCTCCCACTAACGCGGGATTGCAACGGCAGATCAGCGCCTTGGCTGAGCAGCTAGAGCTCCAGGCCAATGCCATCGAGGAGCTACGCTGCCACGCCGCAGGGCTACCCCCGCGATCGCTCACGGAGCTACCATGAACACATCCCAACTGCTATATCCAACGCCGCCCACGGAGGGCGCTACGGAGGATCATTGCTCAGTCTGTGGATGGTATGGGCCGACCTATGCCAAGACTGAGGTTTTCAGCAAAAGCACCGGGGCCGTGTCGGTGCTAGCAACGGTGCCAACCGATCGCATCTGCGTCTATTGCGCTGCCCTTTGGGGAGAACCCAAAGTTTTTGCCCGTGCAGTGCTAGCCACACCAGAAGCAGTACAGTTTCCTACGATCGCGCCAGACCCAGCAGGGCAACGGCCCACATGGGGGCAAGCGCTAGCCGCCCTAGACCCAACACGGCCTCGCGTGTGCATCCTCACCACAGACCCCAAAAAACGAGTCTGGCCCTTTGCCCAGGTGAGCCAGGGCGATCGACTGAGTATGTACGTACACGACCCCAGCCGGGGCATCTCAGGCAATCGTGTAGTGAGCCTGTCGCTACTTCTAAGGACAATCGCTGATATTGAAGCCATCTACAATCTAGGTTTTAGCAAAACCGCCATTGAGCGCGGATTGCTGGATGACCTAAAGCGCTCCAAAGCACTAGGTATCCCCGCCACCGTTGCCCACGAAAGACACTTACAAAGTGTCCGTACACTTCCCGAGTTTTTGCCTGCATTAATCATTGCTCAAAAGGAGCCCTAGCCATGCCCGATCGCATTTTACTCAAGCTCACTGCCCTAACCCCTGTAGCCCATGGCGAGGCCGGGGCCAATAGTACAGGGCCGAATAATACCACCCTGTTCAACCGGCAGTTGCAACGACTCACTAAAGAAACAGTGGGGGTGGATGTGATAGTTGCCAGAGACGCCATTGCAAACCTCCTGACGGCCATGCCTATTGGTGCCGATACCTTCCCCCTGCTGGAGTCGTTAAAAGGGGCTGAGTTAGTAGCAGCGCTATTTGTAGCTCAGGTGCCAATCATGTTCCCCGGAGACGGTGAGGGGCTATTCACTGGCATGGAGCGATACCGAATGCTAAGCACCCGCTTAGCCGATGGGGCTAAGTGCTGCACTACGTTGCCAGAATTGTGGAGTTACCTTAGCCGAAAGCTTACGCTCCCCATGTTCCCTACCTATGGGTTTGAGGCAATGCGGGCGTTTTTTATTCTCCCTAAGGCCATCCAGGGGCAGGCCATCCAGGCCATTAGCAGGGCGCTAGAGCTTACGGTAATGGCCGCTCGGATGCTGGCAGAAAGCATTAAGGTAGAGCGCAAAACCGCTAAAGACAACAACCTTAGTTTGTTCGCAGCAAAGGTGTACCAGGCCAGCCCTGAACAGTTAGCCGATCTCACCCGGCCCAAGGCGGAGGCAATCGTAATGCCCGTCCCCAGCATTAGCGGCAATGCCCTAAGACACTGCCTAATCCGTGAGCCCGGCGCAAACCGGCTGATTCAATCTCTAGGCCTAGAACCCTACACCGATCGCGCTGGTGAGCACCTGGGCTTAGGCATTACTCGCTTTTTGTACGGCGGAGGGCAGCTTGCGGCTAAGGCCAAGGCACCCAGCGCTAGCGACATCTACGAAGCTCAGATCCGCAGCACTTACCCTATTGTGGATGCCGTGGGGGGCAGCACTGATTCCTGGCTGATGGCCGAAAGCGCCTGCAAGGTTGCAGGCTGGGTAGTCTGCGAAGAAAACAATGTTGCTACTCAGGCGATCGCCGGGGTTGAGTCGCAGGTGAGCATTTTTGATTACCTCAGCGAAGAAACCAAAACCAGAACTGGCATCGGTGGCAAGGATAAAGAATCGGGGCAGATGATTTTTAGCTACGAAACCTTAGCCGCTGGCTTGCCCTTGATTGTAGAGATTCTGTTCAATCCATTCACCCAACCCCTGACCATTGGCGCGGTATGGCAAGCGGTGCATGATTGGGCAGATGAAGGCGGCATTGTGGGGGGCCGTAGCCAGATTGGCCATAGCCGCTTTGCCATGGAGGTATTGCAAGGCAGCTATGGGTTACAGGGCAAAGCATACCTGAACTACCTAGAGGCAGAGCGCGATAGTCTACGGCCTGGATTGCTCGATGCCACAATGGGGACAGGGGCTGTGCTATGTGCGGCTTAAGCCCTTCCGAGCGGGGCGTTTTGACGGCATGGTCAAAACGCCCCAGCCATCAAGAAAAAGTTGATAAGGCTTTAGCCGATATCCAAAAAGCCTTATCAATTGACTCTGCCTATGTTGGTATTTCCTGGGGTAAAGACTCTATCGTTTTGCTTCATCTAACCCAGCAAGTATGTCCTGGAATCCCTGCTATTTCCTTTACTCATCCAGAGCGAGAATTGATCTCAAATTATGCCGAGGTAGAGAATGTCTACTGCGATCGATTTCAGCCAAACTTGATTGATTTAGCGATGGATGGAGACCACGTACCGCTAAAGGTAAATGCTGCGAAGTTGTGGGAGCAATACCCCATGGCGTTGCTAGGCATCCGCAAAGAAGAGAGCCAAAAGCGCAGCATCACCATTGGGAAGTACGGGGTAATTCACCAGTATGAATCTGGCAATAAAAAAGGTAGTTGGCGATGCTTTCCCTTAGCCTACTGGACTTGGCGTGATGTTTGGGCCTATATCGCAGCCAACGATTTGCCATCACTTAATGCCTATGCTGACCAGCCAAAAGCAACGGGAAGGACTACAGACCACTTCTCAAAATCTGCTACCAAAACATGGACGCAGACTCGCTTTGAAAATCTAAAAAGGCTTAATCCTGATTATTACCGTTACCTGCAAACCCATTATCCGGAAATGGTATGAGCAAACTCCAGATCAATAACTACCAATCGCCTCTTCATCAATGGTCGCCAATGGTGGGTAGCCAAGCTTTAGGGATTGGATTGGTAAAAGATAACAGATTTGCCGCTGATATGCTGAAATTTGAACCAGGGCAATGTACTAGCGTTCACACTCATCCTGGCGACCATATTCTTTTTGTCGTCAACGGCAATGGATTTTTGCTATACGACGGCGATCGCTACGATTTGATTGAGGGCGCTTGCTATTTTGTGCCAGGTGCAACACCTCATCAGGTGAGCGCAACATCAATAATGTTTTTGCTTTCTGTATCCAACGACCACCGCACCGTTGATAGCGCTGAACGATTGAGAATTATCCAATGAACATAATCAACATCCCCGAACTAGACGCCATGGGCGATCGCTTTGCGGCCCTACCCATGGCCCCGTTCCGCCTTACACTGCAAACGATAAAACCTGTAGCAGGCAACGATGCACTGCACCTGGACGGGCTGCTAGCCAAAGCCGTGGTGATAGAGGCGATGCAGGGTAAACCCTTGCTACCTACCGAAGACGCCTACTACATGCCCTTGCCATTGGGCCTAGAGCGATTGCATCTGGGCTTACCCGTGTGGCAATGCAATGATTTTGCAGCCGTAGAATCAGCGGTAGGCCATACCCACTACCACCAGCGCAGCGACTCCAACCCCTACGACCCCGCCGCCACAATTGCTACCCTACCCCAGACCAAACGCAGACGAATGCCGCCTACAACTGAGGGGCAGTATATGAGCTACCGAGTCCCCCTTCAGTACACTGAGGCCGATTGCTGGCACTGCGAAGCCGTGGGCAATGCCGATGAGGTGCTGCGGCTATTGCGCGAATATATCCCCACCGTAGGCAAAAAAGGGGCGCAAGGCTATGGCCGCGCACTAAGTTGGGAGGCTACTCCGCTGGCCCGTTTTGAGCTACACCGCCCAGTCCCCATTGCTGATACCTCACAGCCCTTCAATGCTCAGATCATGGGGTGGACGCCGCCCTATTGGCATCGCAGTCTATGGCGACTTTGCGGCTAGCCCACGGATCTCCCCTATACCCCCAACACAAAGCCCCTGATCCAGCGCTGGATCAGGGGCTTTGTGTTGGGGGTATCCCGGCTACTCGCTCAGCCACGTCCGCAGCAGGGCCACCGCCTGGGCCACCGTAGCGCGATCGGCGGGGTCGAGGGTGGGGCTATTTTTCGTAAGTCTCCCCACGTTCCCACGCCTTAGCCCGCTTCACCAAGTTGCCGTAGGCGGGGCTGTTGTGGTGCTCCTCAAGGATGCTGTTGATGTGGCTGGCTAAGGGGATCCCCTTCTCTTTCGCCACAAGATCCATCTCCTCAAAAGTCTTGGCGCTCAGCGTGATGGTCACTCGGGGGTTCTTGGTCGCCACTTCAGTACCTGGTTCTTCCACCGCAATCATGCCTCAGATAGGGTTCTGAAGCAATTCTACTGCACAAGTGCTGCGAAGGTGCTACAAAAGTGTTGCACTTTTGTAGCGAGCCGTGCTACAACTTTATTTGTCGCCGTGAAAGGATGACGAAACATCGTGAAACATCCGTGAAACATTTTTGAGATGGAGCAGCCTACCCGAAAGCAAGCAGAGTCAATACTTTCCGCCGTTCGGTATCCCGGAGAGCGAAAACTAATTAGCCGCACTACCTTCTGGAGGATGTGCAACGTTGCGGGGGTTCCCGACCGGCTAAAAAGATTTGACAAGTCTCAATTTCGGAGGCTGTACCGGGTAGCCGAACTTCTATGTGATGGCTACAGCTACGAACAAATCCAATCTTTATTAGGAGTGCAGACCAATGACACAAGCAACCGAACGCAACAGCAACAGCAATCCCAACCGGGGGCAGGGGTTTGGGGGGCAGACAGCAACCCCTGGAGCGCATTCTGGGGCTAGTCCTCAGGCCCAGGTAGCCGCCGAGATCTCACAACTACGAGATCAGGTAAATCAGTCTCTAGGCGGTGCCACGGCAAGCGTTAGCGCGATCGTGGATGAGTACCAACGGCAGGCCCAACCCCTTGCAGACGAAGCCTCTGAGCTAATTTACGACATGCTTAGCAACCGTACATTCTTCAACCAGGTCGGGCGCAATGTAGCCCAGCTAATGGCGCAGCATCCCATGGGTGCGCGGCATGAATTGGGAAAGCCGACATTGAAGCGCTTGTCGTTCGAGCCCTTGAAACCGGGGACTCAACAGAGCTACTTAACCAGTGCCGTAGACACAACGGAGGGTTAGTTTTAGCCCTGCTAGATGCTTTGACAAACCCTTTGACAAAGGCTTTGACACACTCCCATTTTCTGAACCCTGTCAAAGCCTTTGTCAATCCGTCAAACGACCATATACCAACGGTTCAGAGCTTTGGCTATTCTTCTGAATCTGAAGCTTTGAAACCCGTTCAAAGCCCCCTAGGGCACCTTCTCCCCGTTCAAAAAAGTTGTCAAAAACCGATGACCTTTATCTCTGCCCCCTCACGATTCTGGCCCCGTATGAGTGTCTTGGGTGCCCTTAGCCTGCTGGCTCTAGTGGGCTTTGCTGGGGCCGTCAACACGGTCGGGGTGTGGAACGGGAGTAAGGCTGAGGAGCTGGCCCAGGCCGACGAGATGGCCGATGCAGTGGCCGCGATTAAGGCGAAGGAGGCTGAGGTTAAGGCCCAGACTGATCTAGCTACCAGCTACTCAGAACTAGGGCTAGCCCAGGCCACTTGCGCGGACACCTTGGCTCAGTTCTATTTCCAGCCGGGGGTGTCCCTCGCCGAGCAGTTGCAGCAATGGGGGTTTGACTTTGGGGCACCTCGCTACAACGCAGATCAGTGGGTGCCGTTATTTGATAGCGCTGGGTTGTTGTCCGGGGCCGTGCGTCGTGACCCTGCAACAGGGCAGCAAGTTTTTGTTCAGGCCGACGAGCAGCCGCTAGACCAGTCGGCGATCTGTAATTCCAATCAGCTTACGAAGGAATAGCACAATGACTCAGACCCACCCCACAAAATCAGCCCAGCCCAAAAAAGCATGGGGGGCTCATGTTCTAGCCCCGATCGCATGGCTGGCAAAATCAGCGGCTTGGCTGACCAATCCCACTGCCCGAGGCGGGTTTCAGTTTTTGGCCTACACCATGGCAGTAGGTTCCTTAGTGCTCAGTTCGGAGACGGTTTATGTGGCGATGCCATTGAGCCAGTCAGCGGAGCAATCGGGAATCACCAACCCCAGGGCATTGCCGAAACCCGGCATTGACGACGGGGCGAACATCGCCTACCTCAACCCCTTCCCAATGTTTTTCAACACGTTGAAGGTAACCTCCAATTTTGCTACTAGCTGGCTTCCCTTTCGCACCAGTTTCAAACTCAGTCCAAAGTGGACTCTCTGGGGTGACTTCAATTGGTACATGGCGATCGCTATTGCTGCGGCGATTGGCGGGGTGGAGGCCATGGCCATTCGCCGCATTGAGCGCAGTTGGGAACATAAATCAGCTAAGTTTCAACGGCTCAATAGCCGCCAAGTCCCTGACTTAAGCCCTAACGCTATCCTGGCTGCCAAGGCGGCTAGAGCGGAGCTGGTGGCGGAAGGGGTTGGCGATTATGCCTTTATAGCGGCCTTGATTGTAATGGTGTACGGGGTGGAATTTTATGCATTTTTTCGTAGCGTCACTGGGATTGAGATCCCAGGCTTTACCCTGACGATTTACGCCTTGATCAACGTGTTTGGGTTTGAGACTAACTGGAGCATTGCCCAGCGGGCCAGCGAAGAAAAAGAGTAAAGAGTAGGCCATCATGGAAAACAGCATCGTTGACAGCAACACCTACACAGCCCTAATTGACTACCTAAACCACCTCGACAGCGAGGCACGGCAGTCTAAGGGATTCAACGGCCTATTCAAGGTTGCAGGCCTCACTGGGCTGAGCCTTGGTGGCATGACTATGTTCACCCTTACTGGCTGGGGTGCGCTGGTTCTGGTTGGTTCTGGACTGGGGTACATTGGTTCCCTAGTCGCCGAATCTCGCAAGACAGGGAAGGTGATGCCGTTGCCATTCCTCCCCGTAGGGCTTGATGCTGTAGCCCGTGGTGTGGCTCATGTGGGGGGTGGCAGTGATGATTCAGACGAGATCATCCCCTACCACTACCTTGATGCTCACCAAAAAAGCGATTACGCACTGCTGTCGGTGCTGTTGCCTGAGATTGCAGTGGCTCTTGAGTTATTGCCTAGTGATGCCGCACGGCGGGCGGCCTGGTCTAAGATGTCCCGCCGGTTTCATCAGGCCTATGCTTCAGCCGTCAAGGACAATCCAGACATGATCGCCATGGGGGCCGATAAGGCTGCTCTAGCTCAGTTTGTTTTGGCCAGTGCTGATGAATTGCGGCAAATTGCCATGCAGCCCACGGCCACGGCATTGCCATCCGTGGAACCGCCCCCCGCTATTGGCCCTACCACCCAACTCACTGCGGTGGATGTTGCAGCGGTAGCTGTAGAGCCTGACCCATGGGTGAGCACTCCAGCGCCGTCCATGCCTGTGGAAGTCTACGCGGCCCAGGTGCCTGTGGTTGAGCAACCGCTAGCCGCTACCCTGTCGGTAGCCAAGACGGCTCTTGAGCAGATTAAGCAGTCACCCTATAAGTCGAGGATTTTCTTTGGGGCACAACGATCGGGTAAGTCGATGCTGGTTGCCATTGCTTCAAAGCAATTAGCCGATCGGGGCGTGAAAGTCTACCACCTTAACCTGCTGAGCTATGCCAAGGATGGCCTAGACGAAGATGCCAAGTACACCCAGCACTGCGTCAAGTCGGTGCGCGGCGACATCTCAAAGATGAGTGACCAGGAAGTTACTTGGCTAGTGACTCAGTCAATCGCGCTGGTGAATGAATGGTGGGTTCAAGATAACGCGATCCTGATTGTTGATGAATGGGCCTACCTAGCTGCTAAAGATTGCCAATTTGCCCTGATGATTCAGCCATTGGTGGGGCTTATTGCCGGGAAGATGTCAGCGCTCAACAGCAGCGGCATGAAGCGTACTTTAGCGGTGTGGGCCGTCGCACCAAAGATGGTGGCTGGCAACCTCACTGAAAGCGGTAAGTCCATCAAGTCGATGGAATGTGTCTACGTCACCGTGCCCCCGGCTCAGACCGTAGACTGGCAAGGGCAGGGTGTTGGATTTGACGAACAGTTGTTCGACCAGGTCAGCAATAACTACGCCATCACCCGGCCTACTATTCCTGATTCGGCTAGCAGCCGGATTGCATTTGTCGGTGATCGCTGGCTGCCCCTAGGCACTACTCCAGACATGCTGGCTGAGCCCTTAGCCCACCCTCGCCAACTCGCTATTCCTACCATGCCCCAGGGCGCTGTAGCCGTAGCCGAGCCCCTGGTGCAGTCTGCCCCCATTTCCCTGTTTGATGAGCCTCAATACCCAGAAATCACGGCACTGATCCCTAAGTGCGATGAAGTTACGGCTGGGATCTTGAAATGGTTGGTCAAGCTGGGCAACGGAGCCGAAGTCACCACGTCGATCGCGGCGGTGGATGCCTGGGTAAAAACTGCTATTCGCTTGGGCAAAATACCCAATCACAAGGCTGAGAGCATCACTCCGTTTCTGGCAAAACTTGAGGCAT